GTGGTGCCGTTGTCGGTTTCGCCCGGGTGGTTTTTCTCGACGAGGAGGCCGGTGGTAGCGGAGTATATCCACTCGGTCTTAGCGGAGCCATCGGGTGCTTCGTCAGTGGTTAGGTCAAGGGCCGGTGCGGTTTGCCAAGTGTGGAGTTCTATGAGCCTGTTTTGTTCGTCGTAAACGTGGAAGACGGGATTGGTCTGGGTGCCCCACTGGGCTCTGATTTGGCCGGTGGGCCAGTAGGAGGTGTAGGCGACGGAATTGTTGGGCAGGGTGGTGGCGATGGTGCGACCGAGGATGTCTTTTGCCAGGTGGGTGACGCGGATGTTTGGAGTGGAGCCCTGGGTGGTGGTGAGGGGTTGGCCGGATTCGGTGAAGTTGGAGTAAGTGGTTGTGCCAGCGGTGCCGGTGCGGGAATCGGTGACGGTTTTTAGACGCTGGTGGGCATCGTAGTCGTAATCGACATGGCTGATGACGTTGTGGGCGGTGGAGGAATCCTGGTTTTCAACGCGGGTGGTGAGGCCGTGGGTGAGGGTTTCGACGGTCTTAGTGCCGTCCGGATGGATGGTGGTGCGGGTGGCGACGCCGGAGGAGTTCGGACGGGTGGTGGTGGTGACGGTGCTTCCACTGGGGGTGACGATAGCGGATTTGAGGCCGTCGATGGAACGATAGGACTCGGAGACTATAATCGGATCGAAGTCCGTGGAGGAAACAGTTTGGGTATGGTGCAGGGAAACGCCGAAATCTTCGTTGTGCGGGTTGATGCCTGAAACCACATCGTTCCCTACAGTGGTGACTTGGGTGGCGGTGGCGTTTCCGGCGATAGGGATGCTGCGTGAGGTGGTGGTCCGCTCGCCTTCGCCATTGTAGCCGTAGGTGACTGTGACGCCGTCGCCATCCGTGACGGACTGGAGTTTGCCGCGGGAACCAGCGCCTGCATCAGCGGGATAGTAGGCGTAGTTGGTGGTGCCGGTGGCAGGGGAGACGGTCTTTGTGGTCCGGCCGAGTGGATCGGTAAAGGTTTCGGTGGAGACCCCGGAGGAAGTGACCTTGGAGGTGAGGCCGCCGCTGCCTTCGCTAAAGGTGCCGTAGTCGTATTGGGCGTCCGGGACGGCGCTGCCGGAGACGGATTTGATCTGACCGTCGAGGTAATGGGCGGTGATGGTGGTGGAGGTGTCCGCGTGGGTGGTGGTGACAATGTCGCCGGTGGCGCTGTGAGCGGTGAATGTGGTGGTCGTCACGCGGTCGGCTTCGGGGTCGAATTCGAGCTCTTCGGCATTGGACTTCCTTGATGGCTCGACGGTAATGGTGGTGAGTCCATCCAAGCTGCGGCTGGTGGAGCCGAGAAAGAGGGTGGCTGAGCCTGGGACGTTGCTGGTGCTGGTGCGGGTGGTGGTAAGTCCGTGATTGGGCGTGAGCAGATTCACTTCATAATTGGTGGACGTGGTGATGACGGGGGAGTCTGCCGTGGCGCGGAAATCGGTTTGATAGACGCGCTTGAGGTAATCCCTGGAGTATTTGATGATGGAACCGTCGCGGGCGCGGAATTCGTCCAGGCCGCAGCATGCGTATTTTGTCTCATCGTAATCAGCGGCAACGTCATTGTAGATGCGCTTAACGGGTCGGCCCAGCGGGTCGAATTCATCGGCGGTCCAGGATTCGATTGCTTCGATTTCATTCTGGGACTTGATGTGATAGGTGGCTTGGGCGGTGGGGAAATTTCCAATCCTATAAGTAGTGTCAATCTGAGTTCCTTTCGTGACACCACTGCGAGAGCCAGCACCACTGCGAGTGACAGTGGTGAGATAGCCGCCAGCACTGGAATAGGAATAGGTGCTTGCGGTTCCGTCGCTCTTTTCTACCCATTTGATACGGCCTGTCGAGGGATTGGGTGCTGGATCTAATGGATCTAATGGATCTAAGCTCTCTGGATAGTAGGATGTTGTCGTCACTTGCCAAGAATCCGGATTGGTTGGATCACCCGTGCCAGTCCAGTTTTTTGTAATAGTTAGGTTCTCTTCTTCTCCTGGAATGAGAGTGCTTTGCGAGATGGAGACAAGCTGGCCTGCGACAAATGATTCCACGGTGCTATCACTGGCTGTGACAGTGGTGACGGTCTTTTTTGCCTGTTCCCTTTCATCCAGCTTGAGATCCTTCCATCCCGAATATTCCGCGATAATGGAGACAGGATTTTCGAGTGAGACGTTGTATTCGTGGAAATTCCATGATCCGTCCGGATGATTCGTTGATTTAAGACGTCCGTGTTTTGCGGGATTTTCTGTATCCATGTAATACTCATACGTTGTTGTTTGCTCTGATTGACCGGAAATATCATAGGCATCGATTTTCTGAACGAGGCGCTTCATTCCCTGTTCACCACCGGTTTCGGAAGAGGTTGAGAAATCGTCGTAATTCTCCAATGATTTTGCCGTCAGGACGAGATCGCCTTGAGTGGATGCGGTTCTGACTTCACGAATAACGGTATAGTCCCATTGCTTCGCACCAGGAATCCTAATGTAAGTCAGTTTTTCCTCGGACAAAGGATTGCCGGTGGCTCCCTCGCCGGAATAAAGCCTGAAGAAATCTACCTGATTTCCATCGTTGTCGGTTTCCTCGCTTATCTTGCTGGTGATGATGCGTGTTCCAGAACCAGTTCTTTCTACCTGGATGTATAGCAATTTGTCTTCAGGGTTTCCTGTGGCTGGATCTTTGAAAGTGACGTCCGTGAGTGGATATACTGATTGCGAGGTGAATCCCGCGGTAACATAGTAACCTCCGGATTTGGATAGCACAGAGGCATCGCGCTTCCAAACGCGGAGACGCCAGCCGGTCTCAGGCGGTGTAAGCTGCTCAATGAGGGTAAATGCGTCATCAGTGAGTATCTGGTGAATATATTCGGTACCGTTTGCTGCGGTCTTCCTCAGTGTCTCGTAAATAGCCTCAGACTGAAGAAACAAGCATGATGGATGAAGGGTGGCACTGGAGACTCTAGGTTGAGACAGTCTAAGAATGACTTGTTTCTGCTGCAATGGATCAGAAGAAAAATACCGGTCGTAGATCTGTTTGAAGGTAGGAAGGTTGCCACTGGATTCGAAGGCGGAATGTCCTAATTCGGAGAGTGAGGATGGTTTCGCATAGCGGGCTAGACCGACGCTGATATCCCACCTGATGCTTCCCCCGCTAGGCGCACCAGAGCCCCCAGTGCCATTCTTTTCGCAATCGTTCGGTGTATCGGTGGGGGTGCCTCCGGGCGGATTGACGCCCCAGGCCGGGGTAGTGACAAGCAGGGCGGCGAGTAGGAAATAACGGAGCGGAGACATGGCGATGACGGATGGGTTGGAGTTTTTTTGTGAGTTATTCGGAAGGGGCGGGGCTGTCGGCGCGTGCAATGCTGCTAGATAGGGAGCGGTGGGCGTCGCGGGCCGCATAGGAAAGCTCCGGGAAGGTCTCGATGATCCGTTGGAGCGCTTCGAGGTCGGCGGCTTCGCCGCACTGGCCGATGGCGGCGATAGCGGGCAGGCGCAGTGAGGACTGTCCGGTTTCCGAAAAGGCGATGCCGCGCAGAATCGGGCGGAACTCGTCTGGGGCGACCACTCCGGCGGCATGGACGGCGGAGACGCGCACTGGATTGGCCAGCTTGCTGCCGTCGCGCAGCGCCTCGGCCAGCCATGGTTTGAGCGTGGATATGGCGGAGGAGCAATCTACGCCACCCGGACCGCGGGCGAGCGAGGTGAGCATCATGAGGGTGGTGCCGGGGATGGTGCTCTGGGAATGGGCAGGATCCATGGCGGCGGCGGCGAGGCGGTCTAGCACGAGAGCGGCGGTTTCCGGTGAAGGCTTGGCGGCGGAGGCTGGCGCGGCTTGTGAGGAGCGCGGATTGAGCCAGGATGCCAGATGTTGGACGGCATAGTCGCGTAGCACGGGCGGCTGGCGGGTGTCATCGAGGATGTCGAGCAGGCGTGTGGAGAAGCGCTGCTGATCGGGATCGCGCAGCCGGAGCTGCTCCATGAGATCGTTGGCAATCACATACCAATGTTCGGACAGTTCGCCGGCGGCCGGGCCGCGTGCGAGCATTTGATACATGTCGCGGATCTCGCTCTCGTCGCACTCGGAGCGGAGGGAAGAGCGCAGGAAGTCAATGCGTGCCTGCCACGGTTTTCCCGGGTCAAGGACGGCTTCGAGGCGGGAGGGTGCGGGGCTTTCCTGATTGCTAACGGACTTGGATTTCGCAGGCGTGGCGGGAAGTTCCTGCGCCGGCCCGGGACGGCTGGTTTTCCATGCGAAGAAGCCGGCCGCGCCGAGCAGGACGGCGGCGGATACAGTCAGGGCGTGACGTTTGGCGGGCATGGATTGGCGGGCATGGATTGGCGGACGGTGCGGTAACCGGCGGTGGATTCCGGATTGCGGGATGGCTCAGCGGGTTCCGAGGTATTCCCCGTTGCGGTCGAAGACGGAAAGGGCGTGGCAATAGCCGCCGGCAACGCCGATGGGGAAGAGGAACTGGAGGTTGACGCAGCCGTTGGTCAGATCGGCTGGCTGGATGACGCGCAGGTAGCTGCCGTCGGGGAACATGACGCCACCCCGGTAGATGTTGGCTTCAATGCGCGCTCCTTCCGGCAGGTTGGTGACGGTCAGCGGACTGTTATAGATCTTGTAGCCGATGATGCCGCTCAACCCTGGGGAGGTCATGTCGTTCTGGACGGCGTCTGATAGCCCGATGACGTTTACCCGTAGCATGGCGAGGATCGGGCCGCCTGTTCCAAGGCGGGCGGCGACGCCGAAGTGACGCGGGGCGAAGGTGTTCATCGTGAGGCTTGCGGTAGTGGATGTAGGCCGCCCCACGGCCAGGAGGCAGATATCCGCAGGGGCTTCGAATGCAATTTCAGAATCGGCCGCGCAGGTGATGGTGCGGGACATCGCGTCAAGGACGTCGATTTCTCCGCTTGGGAATGCGGGCGCGCCACAAACGATGACGGTGAGCGTGCCGCTCGTGCTGTTGGCAAGGGTGCCGGTGAAGGTGAAGGTGCCCGGCGAGGAAAACGCCACGACGACGGACTGGAGGCCTGTCAGGTTCCATGAGCCGCCTGCGGTAGAGGCGAGCGTGGCGGTCATGGAAGGATCTCCGTTCCATGCGCCGACGCGCAGCGAGTCGCCCTGGCGGATGACAAGCGTTTCGGCGTCGAGGGTGTTGGTGGCCTGCCATGTGAACGAGCCGGTCATGCCATAGCCGGACTCAAACTGGATCGAGTGGGCTTGCGGGCCGTCCTGGGCGGCAAGCGTGACGTTCGCGAACCAATGTCCGTCGCCCAGCCCCTCGCTGGCGGCCACGCCGTTGACCGTGACCGACTCCTCGTCACGGGCGTAGCCTTCAAGGAATGCGGGCGAGGTGCGGCTGTTTTCGGCGTGGTCCACGACGCGGTTGTCGCGTGCCAGCAGCGCGGTGGCATTGGCGGGAGCGAGGATTTTCAGCGAGACCAGACGCACCGTGCGGCGGGCGAACATGTTGTCCACCAGAATCGAAATCTGGTGGTTTCCCGCGTCAAGAAACGGTGTGAGTGTCTGGAGGATGGCGAACTTGCCGGAGCCGAAGTGCAGTGAGCGCCGGGATACGATTTTGCCATCCACCTTGATCAGCATCGATACGGTCTCGTTGTTGTAGGTGGAACCCATCAACTCGGCGCTCAGGCGCAACAACCAGTTGCCGGCGGTAGGCACGCTGAAGTTCCAAGTCACCTCGCCCCGGAAACTGTTCGGGAGAAGGCCGCCGGAGGTGCTGATCCAATTGGTGGAGGAGCTGACGAAGGAGCCGAGGTTGATCTCGCCGAGCAGGGTGTCGTTGATGGAATCGGCGACCAGGGCGTTGGAGCCAAGAGCGTTGACCTCGTCATTGTCGCTTTCGCCGTCGCCATCGGTGTCGGTATTGGCCGGATTGGTGTTGAGGACATATTCTTCGCGGTTGGTCAGGCCGTCTCCATCGAAGTCGCCGAACTCACCCTCGCGGGCAATATCGAAGCCACCGGCATCCGTCGCGCTGAGTCCGTATTGGATTTCCCATGCATCGGGCAGGTCGTCGTCGAGGTCGTCCGGAGTCGGGACGTAGGAACTCAGACAGGCGGACGGAATGGGCTGGCGCGTGCCTCCGCGCTTGGCCCAGGCGATACTGACGTGACTGTAGCCGGAGTGGCCGAATTGATAGTCGGATTCCATGAAATAGGGATTTCCCGCTTCGAGATAGACCTCCCGGCTCATCTGGAAGGCATAACTGTCCCACAGGGCCGGGGAATCCATCGGCATCCCGTGGCCGGAACCGAGATCCCCAGACAGGCCGCAGAGATATTCTTTGTGATATTTGTTTCCCGCCACGGTGGACAGCCACAGCTCGGCGGCCTCGCCGGAACTGATCCAGAACCGATACCAGCCGCTTTCCTGCGGGGTGACGAATCCGCGGATGCGTCCCGCAATGAAGCGTGTAAGCCCGCCGCTCAGTGATCCAGCCTGCACGGTGTTTTCCTGCGGAGGCTGGAAATAACGGACATCCTTGCGAGTCCTGAGCAGCGTGTAATGCGGCATGTCCGTCCAAGTGGAGCGCAACAGTCCCGGAGATGTCTGGTTCCAGGGCGGCAGCATGTCGAAAGTGACCAAGCTCAGCGCAACCGGCCCCACGCCCGGCGCGTTCTGCCAGAGCGCGATGTTGAACGTGTCCCCGGGGTTTCCGGTAAGATCGAAGAAAACCATGTCCGGCACGCCGTCTCGTGTCAGCGGAGCCGAGAAGACAGTGCCTGTGTCGTTGTGATAGACCGTGATATAATTAGGCGCGTAGGTGCCGGAAGCCACCGAATCCACCGCCAGACCGATGCGGAAACCGGCGCTCGCGCCCAGGCTGAATTGAAACACATTGCCCCAGTTGCCGCTCCCGCCCGGAGAGGTGCCGGGATAGGGGGTGGCGATGGAGAGCGCGCCCTGCTGGCGCAGGTTCACCCCGTCCGCCGCACGATAGATCGAATAGCTGGGAAAGTTCACATAAGTGCCGGCCCATCCGCGCGGATTTTCCGCCAGGAACGACGGCTTCACGTGCGCGGTGGTCTCCTGCCCGGCTGGCGGCGGCATGCTGGCCAGGGTGATTCCAAGGTCATTGGCATCCGGAGCACCCTCGTAAAGAACCGCTCCCGTGTTGGGGACGAGTTGATAGTATCCCGCGGTGCCGTATTTCTCCGTCACGCCGATGTCAAAGTTCTTGGCGACCCAGCCATTCGTCCAGTTTTCAACCGCGTAACCGGTGCCGGGGCCGCCAACCTCGGTGCCGACATAGGTGATGCTCGCGGCCTGAGAGCCAGCGCATAGGGCCATGACGGCGACACTGCCAAGCAATGCGGAAATGAGATCAGGCTTCATGGGTTTTCGGGTTGTTCGTGTTTGGATGTGAATCATCAATCAGGGCCAAAAGAGAAACCGCGGGCGCGCTGGAATGACCCGCGAAAGGCAGGCGGCGGCCCGGCAAGTGCCGGCGATCCGGGCACGCATGGATATTCCATGGACCGGCGGTGCCGACGGATGTGACAACCCAAGCCTCGCGGCCGGAGTGTGGAGCGGCGACATGCCGCGCGCCTTCCCGGCGTCTCGGGGAATTATTGGGGAAATTGCGGCAGCCGCGCTCCGCAGCGGAAAATCTGCTGCTAGAAGCCCGAAGCCCGAACGGGTTTCTAACTTAGAAGCGGCACGCATTACTTCAAAAATCAAACGGACGTAAATCTAGCAAGAAAATTTCAAAAAATTTCGGTGTCGGCGCATTTATCCTGCTAGATAAGGATTTCTCACTCATTCGCCCATGCGGTACGTTAGATTGGAGGCGGATAAGCAGGACATGTGAAATATACAAATCGCAAGTAATGCTAAACAAATCGTAAAATATGCGCAGATTCGCCACATTGAACCGCTTGCCGAAGCCGTTGGAAGTCGAGCGACGACAACCCGCATTCCGCCCGCCAAGGGGACTCCATGAAAGCGCTCAAGGCCATTCCCGGTAGGAAGTCGGCCTGACTGGTCAGGTTTTCATCCATCCTTCACACCTCTGCCAAATCGGTGATTCGGGTCAAGATCCGATTGCTGCGCTGATGAATTTCCCTTAGCCTCTCGCATCGCAAGAATCGATCCGCATCCCTGACCGAGTGTCCGATCCCGACTCGCCATGATCACATATTCCGATTCATGAAACCCAGAGCGCTTACTTGCCGGTGCATTCATGCGATAGTTCTCGTAGCAATCGCTTTAATCACCCCCGCCGCCGGGGCGCTTTCCTTCACGCTCACCTCGTCGCAAGTGGTTCACGAGTTCACTCCCAGCTGGTCCTTTACCATTCCAGGCGATCCGCCAAGACAGTTTACTGTCGCTCCTCAGGCAACGGATACTGTCACGTTCGATGCCACCGGCATATCACTCAGTGCGGACGGCACCACCTCTTTCGAAATCATTCTCACCGCGCCCGCCGGATTACTCTTCACAATCAATCCCGGGTTAAACCAATGGCAATTTGGATTTAGCCTCACATTCTCCGATGAAGGCCTCGATGCCATCTACGCTAACCTCACGGTGATGCTCCTCGATGTTTCATCCGGCACCGCGCCGGAACTCGGCATCAGCGCTCCGGGTGGCAGGGGAAGCGGAACCACCCTCATGGGGCGCTCATTCGATGGCCCGTTCGACGTCTTCGCCTTTAGTGGTCTCCGCATCGCCGGCGACATCACACCGATCTCCGCCGCCCCTATCACGCTGGAATCCGCTTCCTTTAGTTTCTATACCCGTGACCTCTCCGCCGATGTGGACCCCGGCGATGCACTCCGCATCGTCCCGATTCCCGAACCTGCCTTTGGACTCTATTGCCTCCCCGTCATCGGACTGCTCTTCAAAAGACGAAAGACCTGAGCACGCTTTCTTTAGCGAGCCGTGTCCCCGACAGAATCCCGATCTTTAAGCAATTTTACAATTCTTGGAACGTAAGCAATGTATTAGTCCTTAGCCAAGTCTTCACTGAGCATGTTGCCGTCGTCAGAGTGTTTTATATTCAGGTCCGCATGCTTTGATCTAAAATAGGTTGGCACATACGGTTCACCGCACCTCATTAAAATTCGGCGAGGATTTCTTGAATCTCACGGCCCGTTTTTGCAGTTCTGGACAAATACATCTCAGAAAAACTCTTCGCCAAATCTCGATTGGGCATGACGACATCATAGAAATGCGCAAGATCTTCAATTACCTCCAAATCTTCGCAATTTATTTCATGTGCTTGAAGCAGATGCTTCTCAGCTTCTTCAAGCCCTCCTTCCCTATCAATTTCACTTAGCTGAATAAGACGCGCCTTCATTAGCAACAGATATGGGGAAATTTGGTTTCTTTTTGAAAGATCGTCCAATAATTCGAGAGCATCGTCGTATCGACGCTCTCGCATTAATATCTTAATTTCAGAAAGCAACTGAATATCTTTTGATGTGCTCATTGAGTTATTTTCCTCCACATTTACCCATTAATCGCTCTTCTTCCTTGATCAACTTTAGCATCTGCTGCGCCGCTCGTCTTGCCGCCTTGTCTCCGTACTTAGCTAATCTAATTACTTCAGCGTAAGTTTTTTCGGCAAGCTCGCTTCTATATGATTTCGACCGCTTGAGCGTAGCGCGAACTAGATTTCCAACAGGTGTTTTTAATCGGCTGATGGCCGTCCTACATGCTGCTGCCTGAGCTCCTTCAGTTCCTGCCATGATGGACTCCAAAGCAGCAATGTCACCTTGAGCTATCGCAGAAGTAATGCCTGTCGTAACTGAATCCACTTCAAGTCCAAATGGGTCAGTGAACTGGGCTGGGTTTCCTCTAACATACCTATAAAGATTGATATCCGCATCTTCCCCGATGGGGTCAATGCTAAGCCATCTGCCGAATTCTGGATCGTAAACCCTGAAGAAAGTCATCACCATTTCTGTCTGGCCTGCAACGGGACTGGGTAGCGTGTGGTGACCGGTATAGCCGATGTCGCATCCTCCGGTGTATGTGGTGGCTTGGTATTGGGTGCTGCGTTTGCCGTATGGATCGAAGTCGTATCTTGCGAGCAGATTCCCATCGGAGTTGACGACTTCACGGACGCTTCCGAGATGGTCGCGGCAGTAGTGAAGGTTGTCCCAAGTGGTGCCATTGTGGCGTTGCTCACCTTGATCGAAGTAACGGCGGTCGATGTTGCTGGCGGCGGTGCCGCCGGTGTAGCGGTTCACTAGCTCGATGCCGTCGAGGAGGAAATAATGATAGGCGGTGACACTGCCGCTGGTTTTCTCGATCTGCTCACTGCGCTGGCCTAGGGCGTTATATCTGAATTCCGTAGTTTTTCCTGTGGTCCAAGTGATTTTTGTCAAACGCGATTGGCTGTCCCACTCGTAGGAGCGGATGCCATCACTGAGCAGGTTGCCGTCGTCATCGTGAGAGAAACTGCGCGACGCGGCGGAGGCGACATCTATCGCGAAAACGTAATCGGAACGGTTGTAATTGCCATCCAGAGCTGTGACGCTGATGGAGTTGTTTCCTACTTGGAGTGGCAGTTCGGTCTCGAAGCGATTGTCCTGGATCATGCGGGCGGGTTTGTCGCCCTGGCCGACGATACCGACAGAGGCTTTCCCGGGTTCATCGAGCGTGCCGCGGATGGTAGTGGGACCGCCGCCGCCGAAGCTGTTGATTTGGTTGAGAGAGTTGTGACCGCGGTTGGTGATGGCGGCCAGGTTGGCGGGACCGGTGCTAGTTTGGACTGAGGCGATGTTCCCGGCTGGGTCGTAGGAGTAGTCCCAAGCGCCTTGAATTACCCCGGCGAGGGTCTTCTCGGCGACAGAGGCGAGTTGTGAGGCGAAGTCATGGCGGGTGCTCCATTCGAATGAACGGGTAACACCAGAGGGGTTGGCGAGGATGGCTTCGCGTTTCCATGAGTCGATCCTGCCCAGGCTGTCATAACCGTAGGTATGCTTGGCGATGATATTGCCTCCAGGGAGTTTCGACGTGATGGTTTCCAGTGCCTGTCGCTGGTCGTCATCGTACCAGGTAAGCAGAGTGTCAAAGCCGGAATAGGGCGTGCCGTTGGCAAGTCCATTCGTGTGGATGATGGAGTCGGGTTTGGAAGACTCGCCGGTGTAGTTGTGGGTGAAAAGGCCGAGCGTGTTGGTGACGCTGGCTATCCTACCCAGCGAGTCAGTTACAGTTTCAGTAACGACGCTTCCGGGGGTGGTGCGAGTCACCTTGCGGAGAGCGTCGTTGTAAACCCATGAAATCGTGTCGTCGGTCCAAGGACCGTCGATTTCCTTAATTCTGCCCAACAGGTCGTGCTCGAAGTCATGTGCCTGCATGGATTGATCCGCAGGCGTGTGTTCGATCCGCTCAATGCGGTCCCAGTTGTCGTAGATGTAATCGGTAGTGAAATCCGGAGCGTCAATGTAGTCGATTCGAGAGTGGGCATCGTAGTAAAACCAAGTGGTCTGCTGCCTTCGGTTCACGATGCGTTCCATCTGTTCGGCGTTCTGCCAGTAGATGTTTTCCTCAGACAAATTAGGGAAAATCTTTTTGGAGATGCGTCCGAAGTCATCATATTCCCACGTCGTTTCATTTTTGTTGGCATCTGTGAGAGTTTGCAGGCGTGATGCCCCGTCATAGCCGAATCGGGTCACGCGTCCCGCCGTGTCGGTGACACGGGTTGGCAGCCCACGTCCGTCATGCGCGAACACGGTTCTTTCGAGCATCCTGTCCCCGCCGCCGGTGATTTTGCCAGAACGGATTTCCCCGATGTGGCAGCATTCCCAAATTCTCTCAATGAATGAATCGTCGGGATGCTCCTCACGGGTCAGGCGGTTGAGATCGTCGTAATCAAGAGTCACGAAATACCCGGCGGCATCCAGAGTGGAGCGGAGCCGCCCCTCCAAATCGTAGGCGGTTGTGAATACCGTCTGGTTGTTGATTTTGATGCCGGCTGGCCTCCAGTTGGAGTCGTAATCGTAGGTGATGACATCGGATGAAGAACCGATCGTGATCGTGTTCGGCATTCCGTTGGTGTGCCAAGTGTAGGTCAGTGTGCGGCCGAGCGCGTCGGTGACGACGTGGGGATCGCGGTTTGCATAGTAGGTAATGTCCAGCAAGGTTTTTTCAACGCCTCCTTGATCTCGTTTGATCGTGCGGAGATCCTTGCCGTTGGCTGCGTAAGTGAAACGGATTTCGTAATCGGTATCAGGGTCGCCGTAAGATTTAGGAAGCCGAACCCATTCCAGTCGTCCTGCACCCGCGCCTGATGAGTAATATCCGCGCCAAGTAGTTTCACCAGTGGCGTCGGTGAACTCGGTGTCTTGTCGGCTGATGGAATCGTGGGAGTATGCTTGATAAACTCCGATGTTTTCCTGAGGAGACACCATTCGTGCCCGATTCACCTTGCCCCGGCCTTCTACTAGCCCCTGGCCATATTCCGTGTAGGGACCACTCCAGCCTTTGCTTTCATTCGAGTCCGCGACCGCCTTGGCCAGTTGTTCCGCATCTCTGTGCCATGTTTCGGTCGAAGCCCCGTCAAAGTGGTATTCCTGCGCGTAATCCTCCGGGTCGGTGATGGTGATGCGGTAATTTCGGCCCATCGGCCCTCCAGATGGTGGATAAACCGTCAGCCACACGCTCTGATCGCCATCAGCGGGTTCGGTGTAAATGGTTGTCCAGCCCTTGGGTGTCTGGATGCCTGAAATGAACAATTCTTCGGAAATTGGCAATGTCTTGCTTGGCGGATAGCCTCCCAAAAGATCGTTCACATCCTCCGCGTTCTTGATTGTGTAGGTATAGCCATACTGAAGACCACCCATATCGATCTGACTATCCAAACGGTTTTCGGCGTCGTATCCAAAGTGGCAGGACCTGCCGAACGGGTCCTCGATCCTTGTTACACGGCTGACCGGCAGATTCGGATCGTAAACGAAAGCCCACTTGGGATCGGTGGGAGGGTTGGCTTGAGGGTCGGCGGGAAGCGCGGAGTGGCGCAGGGCGAGGATCGCGCCTTGCGCATTGTGTTCGATGGTCAGGCTGTTGCCATGGCGGTCGGTGATTGAGAGCAAGAGGGGCACATCCGAGTTGCCCTGCATTGCGGCCGGGATGCCGTAGAGGTAAACCGTGCCGTCGGGTTGGATCAGTTCGAAGTCGTTGGTATCTGTCTGGACCAAATCTCGATCATCACCCGCGGGACGTTCATAGCTCAAGGGAAACGAACCGCTGCCGGGGTGGGTGAAACTTAGGAAACGACCGTCTCCATCTCTCACAGTGGCTGATTGCCCCGGATCGATCAGCAAATAGGAGGCATAAGTGAAGGCCCACTTGGGGCCGAATGGCTCCATGTTGTTGAGAGAATCGAGGCTGTTGAACAGCAGCGAGATTTCCACTTCCGGCCCGTATGGGGGATTCCACCACATCGGCGTGTCCTGCACGCGGAAGTTCATGTTGACCGTGTTGATGCTCCATCCAGGCATTCCGCAGTTCTTCTCCGCACACGGGTCGTCCCCAAGTTCGGAGGGATAGCGCGGAAAACCACAGCATCCGCCGACGATGGAATCGGTGTCCGCCGCCCGCGAGATCACCGCGATTTCGGGCACCTGGTCGAAAACCACCGCGAATCCGGACCACTGGTATTCGAAGGCCGCACGGGGTATCTCATGGGTGCGGTTTACGCGGGTGTCGTGCAAGGTAACTGATTCAGCCGTGACATTCTCGACCGTCACGAAATGTCGGTCGCTGTAGTGGGCGATGAATGGCGTGGGAAGCTGTTCGAGCGCGGTCGATGCGTAAACCGCTTCCGGGTCGAGTCCCTGCATGAGCGCCGTGTTCATCAGTTCACGGGCTGTGAAGCCGTGCGGGCCAGCCGCGGTCATGTGACGCAGGTCAGAAGCGGCGGCCGGATCGTCACGCAGCTCACAAACTCGCGCCAGTGCCCGCTGCCCGCAGTCGCGCAGGGCGGTTTCGTGTTTGCCCAGCAAGCTGATTTCCCGAATCCAGTAGGACGCGTAGGTTTTGTGATCCGGATCGGGGTCAGAGCGATACATCTCCGCGAAGCCCTTCCTTGATTCTTCCAGATTTCCCTGGTCGAGGTGCAGGATGGAACGGCGGAGCTTGGCCTTCTGGTGCATCCGGTGGTCGGATGGAACGGTTTTCAGTATGTCTTCAAAATGCTCCGCAGCCTCAAGATAGCGTCCTTTGTATTGGCAGTAGCAGCCCAGATGAAGCTGCGACTCGGCGGCCCATGGGCTGTTAGGGGAGTTCTTAATGTGCTGTTCGAAGAGGGTGAAAGCATCTTCGTAGCGGTGTTCGTTCCATGCCTGAATGGCGGTGCCGAAGGTTAGATTGTCGCGTTCCTGCCATACTTTTTGTGCGGGATTGGTGATTTGCGCCGGATTGGCCGTTCGAGTCGGGGTCAGTGGTTGGCCAAGATTGCCCGCTGCGATGAGTTCCGCTTCGCCGGGCGGGCGGCTCAGGTCCAGATGGGTCAGAACGGTATAGTCACATGCCCGGGCCGCGGCAGAGGTCTTGATTTCCTCGGGTGTCAGCGCTCTGCCGGCGATTCCCTTTCGTGGCCGCATCCCACCCGTGATTTGCGATTCTGGAGAAGTGGACTGCGGAGAATGGCGCTGGCTGGTGGCCTGCCAAACGATTGTGCCCAGCAAGGCAGCTCCTGCGGAAACGCACCAGATGGTTTTTCGAGATTGAGCAGTCATGGGATGGGGGAATTGGAAATTACGCGGAATCAGGGACCTGAAACAAAGATGGCGTTCGTGGGAGCATCCAGAGTGACGAGCGGTCCGGTTTGATCCGACGGATCGGATGCCGGAAACGCATGACGTTCCGGATCTAGCGGATACGCGTCCGAGCCATCACCCACCCCGTCCCCGTCACTGTCCCACAAGGTCGGGCTGGTCCCCATCCTCGCCTCGGCCACATCACTCAGTCCGTCTCCATCGGAGTCGCCCGAATGAAGAGGATCACCATCCAGATTAGAGAGCGGATCGCCGTCTACCCCGTCAATGACCCCATCGCCGTCGGTGTCCGCATTGAGTGGATCGGTCCACAAATTGACCTCTGCAAGATTGCCGAGGCCATCGTTGTCGAAATCCGCAAGCTCCGGATCTGAGGTCGGGATGTCGGCGAATTTCAAACGCACGAAAAACGCCGGTGCATCGGATTCGGCACCGTAGGTGTGGACGCCAAGCGGCGCGACTCCGTGAGCCATGACAGGCGCGATTGTCCAATCAACCAAATCCAGCGACCACTGGAAAAAATAGGTTCGTTCGGCGATTCCGATCCATTCCGCACTGTAACTGTTCGATGTTCCCAGCGAGAATTCCATTTGCGGCTGTGGCGGCATGCCTCCGATGGCCGTGCTAACAACCGCCAGAAGGAATGAACCGGTCCGCGTCAAGCGTGGCAAACGATTCATGGCGTGCCTCCTTCCTGCGTCTCCTTCGCTGATGCCGCCTTCGCGACTGGACGATTCCGCTTCCAGAAGCGAACGGTCACATCATTCGGTTTCGGAGGATTGGCCAACAGGTATGCCTTGCGTTCCTCCCGGGCTTTTTCTCGGGCGTGGTAGGCTTCCTCCATTCGTGCTCCCTCCTTGCGATAAAGGTCATGGATTTGCTCCAAGGTGTCCATCGCCGGACTCTTCGCGTCGCCTTCGACTACGATGAAAGAGGGGCCTCCATCGGCAAGGTCCGTCATTTCCGGGATTTCGGGGATTTCCGGCCCTTTGTATTCGATGCCCCGCGCTTCGGCTATTTCCTTCCAGCGGCGGGTGTCGATGCCGCCGATTCCCATCAGCAGTCCGAAGTCATAAAGCGTGCCGTCCTCAGCGTCCTTCACCCTGTAGGTCGAGAAACCGCTGAAATGGTTGAAATCCAGATTGCTCCAAGCTGTGACCGAATCGACGAGCCGGCCATTCGGATAGATGCGGAGAAACGTGCGGTTGTGGTCATAGACCGTCGCCGATAGGAACACCAATTCGGTGCCGCGATAGTTTTCCCTCAGTTCCGCCAGTCTGGCAATGACGGCGGGATCTTCGGGCGGCAGCGCGGGAAGTGGTGGAGGTGGATCTGGGAGATTCGGATCCTGAACGAGCTGCACGGTGACGTTGATCGTTCCGGTGATTGGAGGGAGGTCGTGCATTTCGGGTGCCTCCGTGACTTCCATCCGGGTGGTGCGAGAACTCAGGACCTTGAAGTCGATGGGTTCAGGCTTCGGAATCGGCGGGGACGGAGTTCCGTCGGTGATCGGGCCTGGAATCTCGACGTCCCATTTGGTGGCGACTTCCTGGGCGTTCAGACAGGAAAACGAAACGCTGACGAGAAGGAGCGGGATGGCTCTTGATAATGTTTTCATGGGAAGGCTTGCTGGTTTCCTTCCTGGTGGACGGGGAGTTAGAAGAGCCGCACTATGACGACTGCGATGGCCTTTGGCCCCATGCCCTAAGGCATGCGGCTTGGACATGCGCCACCGCCTTCCCGGCCATTTGGTTGGTTTGGCGGCATCGTCGCGGTCGATACTGGCCGCGTAGTGGCGTAACCCCTAAATTCCCATCCATCGAAATGGATAAACATATCCCATGGCAAGAAACTCGGTACGACAAGCCAATAATGTGCGCAAATTTTGCACTCTATTGTGCATAAAATCTGATTCGGCCCGAATACCATAGCCGGCGTCAATCGACTGCCATGGCCGCGAATGTGGTATGCGCGGGTTAATGCAGGAAAAGTTATGTCTTACCCTTGCCAGATGTCTTGTTGTGTTTAGCTTTCGATGCCTTCTTCTGGACGGGACTGAATTCGCGACTAACGGCTTCCGCGATCCGGGCGTTGAATACTTGTGTGGGGATTTCACCTGCGTCGCGCATGGACGAGAGCATGTCGTAGTTCGCCTTCAGGGGATCTTTCGGGCACCGCAGGTGTTTGGGCCAGTCCGGCAGTTCATTCGCTAGAATCTCACCGCATACGATCACACACTCGTCGCAGATGTAGGTTCCGGGGCCGGCGATGAGCTTGGCAACCTGGGTGGAGAGTTTGCCGCAGAACGAACAGCAACACGAGTTCTGTGATTTTGAGGGGTTCATCGGATTGATTTCCCTTGGGAGATTTCGTCTGCGTCCTCCATCAATGATGACAGGAATTTCACGATCTGATGGAGACTGGTGCTCCGTGAATAAAGCTCAGCGCGCTGGAGTGCGGCAGCCAGTTCCTTGGGCGTTTCCCATAGATGGCGTGATCCATTGACGAACTCGACTCTCATCTGACGGATTTCTTGCTCGCTGTGTCGGGTGGTTGGCGTCCACTCGAAGTGCGAGAGAAGATTTTCGATGTCCTCCTCCGAGCGAAAACAATCAATCGGCTTGCCAGGTTGTATCGCCTCGAAGCGATTGTAAAAATGGTCTTCGATGCGTTCCCGCCATCCGTGGCGACTCCACTTTCCATCATTCAAGTTTCCGCATCGGGGGCGGAAATCCATGTGAGCGGCGGCGATATTTTGCCAGCCGGGATAAGCGTCGGCGAATGACCATGCAATATCGACTGTCAGTCGAGTGCCATAACTGATGATGTCCGCCACGGTGTAGCCTTGCGATGCCAGTTCATCGGTGAGATTTACGACGCAATTCGGCTTGTAGATCCGTCCGGGTTCGCGATTGGTGGAAACCGGGATCAGCGAGCGGAACTCCCTCAAAAAATCCTCCAGCTTGATCGCCGGTTTAAGTGTGCGAAAAACTTCATTCAACAGAGGAGAAATGGCCACAAGCAGGCCAGTGTGTGCGTGCCTTTCGTGGACACCTCGAAATCTGAAATCGACCGGCCAGCCGTGATGTGGCTCGGCGAAATAGAAATCATCGAAGGACGCGTATTGGCCGTTCAAGTGGGAAACATCCCGGTAGATCGGGAGCATGTGATGCTCACCATCGACTACCAATTCCATGCTGTATCCAGTGTGCGCGAACCCATCAACGGTGAGGTCTTGATGCTCGCTACGTGTCAGAAATGGACCAAATGCGATCATGGCATGTTCTGTTGTGATAGGCTCATGCCTCAATCGCCTTCCGGATGGCATCACGGATTTTGGCCTTTTCACCCGGCCCCTTGACCATCTCGAAGAAGCACTGGCCGCCGCTGCGTTCTTCCCAGAGTTTGCCGAGGCGATCTTTCTCACCGGAGTCGTCATTTGTGGAGCGGTCTTGGCCCTTGTATTCGACGACGAGGATTTTGCCGTTCTTGAGCTTCGCGACGAAGTCCGGGTAAAACCGGTCGGTGCTGGTTTGGAGCCAGAACGAATGCACGGGCTGTTTGTCGAGATTGCGGACCCACCACTCGATTTCCGGTTGCTCATCGAGGTATTGGGCGCAAAGAAACTCTTCCGGGGTGTTTCCCTTCTCTGTCTCGATCTCCAGTTCGCCGACGTTCTCGTAATAGTGCTTGGTGAAATCCCCGCTGCGTTTGCAGATCCAGCGCGCCGGGTAGGCGTTCGGATCGTAAACGAAGTTGTAGCCGCCGCCGACGCGCACCTTGACGGTGTGGTGCTCGCCGAAGAGCGCCATCTGGTATTCCTTGCGCCTTGCCTCACGCCTGAGCTGGGCAAGGACGGTCTCAAGCGAACGGCGAAGGTCGAAACGCTCGCGGACCAGTCTTCCCAGCGGAACTTCTTGCTGCATCCGCTGGACCACGGCGTCGAACCATGCACGGGCGACGCCGGTATCGAGGTCGTTGTGAGGGATGTTGCGGTCGAGCCATGACACCAGCTTGACCTCGTTCCAGTTCTCGCGGACTTCGATCAAACGCATCCGGTCGGCGACTTCCGGGAGTTCGCGGGTGACGACGTTGCCGTCCACCACGTCGATGATGCCTGAGTTGCGAGACTTTTCGGCACGGGTGAGCGTCGGGATGTCCTCTTTCCTCGGTGGCAGCGGCGGCCGCCACTCGGTTTCCAGCCAGATTCCTTCGTCAGCGGGAAGGATCTCGCCGTCGAGTTCCAGCATCATCTGCGGGACGGCGAAATGTTCCTGCCGCTCTGCCGGGCTGGCCATGATGGTTTCCTGCATGCCGAGCTGAGCGATGGCGGCGCGGAGAATTTCCTTCGTTTCCGGTTCCTGCACGGCGTCCACCAGTGCTTTCATGGCCTTTTTGTCGGGTTTGCCGGTGAGGGTGATCTCGCGCTTGGCGGGGTTATGTTTCGACACATGCTCGCGGGCGGCGGGTGGCAGGGAATCAACCGGGAAATCTTCCGGCAGGGTGACGGTGACGCTGCGTTTGCCGTCGGTATTGAAATCAAACGCCGATTGTTTTTTGCGCTGCACGAAGAATTCCCGCGCCTCCTTTTCCTCGTATCCGGACTTTTTGACGAGCTGGTCGCGCAACTGGTTCGCGGCCAGATAGAAATTCGGGCTGCGGACGAAGGCATAGGCGCGGTTGAGCGCGGGACGCTTCTTCTCCTTCGCGTTTGGCATGCGCAGGATGCGGCCTAACATCTGCTCGACCGCCGTGTTGCTGCTCAGGTTCGCCACGCTGCATAGCACATAGGCGAAGGGACAATCCCAGCCTTCCTTCAAGGCACTCTGCGTCACCACAAAACGAATCTGGCAATCCTCCGCGTTCAGGTTCACGTCCTTGAGTCCCTTCTCGTCGCCGGTGTGGACGGCGATTTGATTGGCCGGGATATGGTGTTCTTCGCGCAAGGCGGCTTCCAACACCTCGAATGTCAGGGCATCGGGGCGGTCCTTGTTGTGTGGCTCGGATTGGAAGAGCAGGATCGGACGAATGTATTCGCCGGTCTCGGCACGTTCCAGAGCGGCTTCCGCTTCGAGGGCTTCGCGCTGGGCGATGGCGGCGGCCATGATCTCCTTAAAACCCGGCTCGGCGGTGAGTTCCACCGGCAGCTTGATCATCTTCTCCGCCTTCAACTCCATCGCGGAAACGCTGTGCAGCACGTTGCTCGGCGGGTATTCCTTGTGATCCGTGATGGGTGTCGCGGTCAGTTCGACGATGGCTCGTGGCTGGAATCGCTCCAAGGTCTGCAAGCTCAGGTTGCTGCGTGCGCCGTGCGCCTCGTCCACGATGACCAGCGGCCGGTGCATCCGCAGTACGTTCACGAGGCTGTGAGGGAAACCACCGGGAAATGAATTCTTCACCTCCAGTGGGATGTGATCGAAGTGGGACATCAGCCCGCCGCTGTTGTCATAGACGCGCCTGCCCTCGGTGGCTTCCACGCGATAAGCCTGGATGGTGGAAACGATGATCGTCGCCTTGCCCGCGATGATGTTCGGCTGGATGCCAAGCGCCTCGGGACCGTCGTAAATCTCCACGTCGCCAAGTTCATCGTCGAGCACGCGCCGCAGGTCGCTGGACAGGTTCTTCATCAGGTTGACCGTCTGCGATTTGATTGCCTCGCTCGGCACCAGCCAGAGAACCAATGGCTGTTCTTCGTCCAGAAGCTCGTCTTTGAAAACCCGTACGGCACGCGCTCCGATGACGGTTTTTCCGCCGCCGGTGGGCACGCGGAGACAGACGAATGGCATGTCCTCTGGCAGTTCCGTCTCATTGCCGAGCGCGCCGACCTTGTGATAGGGATGCGCCATGCCGTGGAGTTCGGAGGTCGCCTCGATGAAGGCGGTTTCCGGGTTGCCGCTGATCCGGCACTTGCGCCAATACTCCCGGAGCGATCCGAGGGTGGCGTTTTGATAGTCCTTGTGGCCGTAACGGTCGCTCATGAGATGCGGAGGTTGTAGGGGATTTGCTTGAAGTCGATCCTGCCGCGCTTGAGCCGGGCCGGGGAAAGGCGTTGGGACGTGCCATAGACCACGGTCTGGGCGATGCCCTCGTGGCCGACGTTGATTTCCTCGATCACTTGCAATGTCTCGCGGCAAAGAGCGTTGCCGCCGCCGATGCTGCGGTCGCTGAGGATGCCGTTGTAGAGCAGATAGATGGCCTTGCCACGGTGAATGCCAAGCAGCGGCGACTTTGCGGAAACGCGCTCCTTGGGCAGCGGTTCGCCGGTCTCGGTGAAATAGACATGCCGCGCCAGTTCGGCAAAGCGCACGGTGTTGCGGATCTGGCCGGTTTCGTCGAAAAGCGCATCGCCAAGCGTCACGTAGCGGAAGCCGCCGCCGAGTCCTTCGACCTGATCACCTTTGGCGTTGGTGTAGCCTTTGGCGACGCGGCGAACCCGTTCGCGGGTGATTTCCTTGGCGATTTCAGGCTGCATTTCCACCATAATGAACTGGCGCGGATCGTGTTGCGGTGAGGCAGCGTTGAGCTTTAGCACTGCGTGGCCAGTGGTGCCACTTCCCGCAAAACTATCAAGAATCAGATCACCGGGATTTGTTGAGATTTGGAGCATTCTTTCTATTAGAATGCTAGGCTTTGGAGTGGCAAACGAGGCTGATTCAGAGAAGATGTCGCGCATCTCGTTTTTTGATGTTCTGTTGCTGCCGGCATCCTCCTTGTTCCAAAGTGTTCGCGGGACCAAATCGCTCACTTCGGTCAAATACCGCTTGATACTGGGTCGAGCTGAGCGGGTTGGTCCCCACCAGATCCGACCATCCTTATCAAGCTCTCTGAGCTTCTCCTCTGACACCCGCCAGAAACGGCCAGCTGGTGGCGAGAACTCTCTGCCTGTGGGACCAGTGATAGTATAGAGCCCTTTGGAGTAGGGCTTGTTGGCATAGGGATCGCCGGGAATCCACAGGCCCCGCTCGTCATTGTCTGGATTATTATAGATAGAGTTAGAGGCATCTGTTCGCGGCAGTTTATTGGGTCGCCACGAAGGATGGCGTGAATAAACCAGAATATGGTCGTGATCTTCCGAGAACTGACGTGCTGAATTGCGAGGGGAATCGGCTTTCTCCCACACGAGATTTGCGACGAAATTTTGTGAACCAAAGATTTCATCCATGAGAAGCCTAAGGTGTCCGATTTCATTATCATCAAGGCAGACGAATATCGTGCCGTCTTCCGTCAGGAAATCCCTGAGCAAGGCCAGCCTTGGATACATCATGCACAACCACCGATCATGCCGGTCGAGGGTTTCGCCTTCCTTGCCGACGGTTTCGCCGAGCCACTTGCGGATCGCGGGGCTGTTGACGTTGTCGTTATAGGCCCAGCCCTCGTTGCCGGTGTTGTAGGGAGGATCAATGCAGACGCATTTCACCCTGCCTCTATAATACGGAAGGAGCGCTTTGAGCCCGACGAGGTTGTCGCCTTCCACGATCAGATTGCCGCTTCCTGGATCACCGCAAGAGAGCTCTGGTACGTCCTTGAGCAGATGGAACGGAACCTCCAGGTGATGATTGATGACGGCGTCCTTGCCGATCCAGTTGAGTGTGGGCATGCGGGTTGATGTCTAATGGAAGATGATGGTGAATGGAATGAAAACCTATGCGCGGAAGTTGTGATAACCCTCCTCGTCCGCATCGAAGACGGAGCGCGGGGCGTCGAAGCGGATTTCCTCGTCTTTGTCGTCGGCTTCCCAAGCGGTGACTTGTTTTCGGGCGACGGAGCCATCGACGCGGAACTCGGCGGCCCAGCCATCGCTGCATTTTTTGAACGGCTTGTCGTTGTGGATGCCGATGAGATCGACCAGGAGCTTGCGGGCGACGGAGATTTGCTGCCTTTCGGCTTCATCGCGGCGGCGTTGGGTGATGCGCCCGCCATTGGCCAGCATGCCGATGAGTGCCAGGGTCTTGTTGGTTTCTCCGCTGTGGATGGGTTTCATCCCGAGCTGAGCCCAGGATTGAAAGGCGTCCTCGCCCCGGATGCTGAAATTCAGACCATCGCGGCGCATGGTGATGAGGAGGTCTTTCCACTGCCAGTCCTTCTTCGGGGTGAAGAGCTGGTTGCGGGAAGGGCTGCGCTTGCCACGCGACGGCCGCTTGGAGGGTGCGATGGAGAGTTTTTCCAATCCTGCCGTGGTGGCGAGCACGCGGACGTGAACATCATGCTTGGCTGCCAGTTCCGCAACGTCCGAGGTGTAGCCGATGGACACCGGGATCAACACGATGGCACGGGGAATGCCGCAGATCCCCGCCTTCATGACCGACTGTCGCGAGCGGGAGTCGGGAATGAAGAGGTGAACCGGGCGCGGGTTTTCGCGTCCGCATGGGAGAGTGCCGATTTCGTGCAGGCAGGTATCGCTCCAGCGCGGTGCTTCGGCGGCATCGAATCCGAGTTTTTCCGAGAGCATCGCGGCGAGCGCCCGGAGGTCCGGCGCGAGACGGACACACGAGGCTCGTGGCACCCGCAGCGGGGGGCGGTGTGCGGGAATGGCCGTGCTGAAGGCGATGAAGTCTCCGGTCGGTGGTTTTTCGAGTTCAAGGATCTCGCTGGGGCAATCCGGATCCTCGATGGAGTCCACGGTGCCACGAGGTTGGAGGAACTCGCTCCATGCTTCGAAATCGTCGCCCAATGCCGTCTGCCATGCGGCACGGGTGGCACCGATCTTGCCGAAGAGGTCAATGGTTTGCCAAAGCTGGAGCATGGGAAAGGAGGTTGAACGGACAGTGGTCGAGCCATTGCCTGACGACCGGGTGATGGATGTCACCGCGGATCACGTCCTGATCCGGGCAGATGACGACGGATGGGGATTTGCGCTCACCTTCGACATCGAGAGTGAATCGGGCACGCACGAGATGAAATGGACGGAGGAAGTTCGATCCAAGTTCTTCAAGTTCGTCGAACACGTTGTCGCCATGAATGAAAAGCGAGCGATTGACACCGCGTCGCTTGATCTGCAACTCGCGCAATACCGGCGTGGCGGAGGCATCAAGTTCGGTGGGATTCAGGCAATCGCGCCCACGGCGGATGGGTTCGAGGGTGAAGCGTTTGGAGGGAACCAGAACTTTCTTGTCGCCGAAGAGATGCTGCGAAAACACGCTGCGATAAGTTTCCCTGGCTCCCTCGCTACGTCCGGAGAGCAAGACTTCGCCGGTGTGATAGACGAATGCAACGTCATGCTTGAGAAGTCGCAGGGCGCGGGTATCGCGCTTGTTTTCGTCGTCAAGAATCTCGAATCGCTTCACATGCTCGCCATGGCGGATGAGGAACGCGTGGCCGTCGTCGTCGTCAAAGGAAAGCACCTCGCAGGTGGGGCTGTCGAACAGGTCGGCGCAGGCAAATTCGAGGTCCTTTTCCATCGCCCGGCAGACGGCGCGGTCTGGAGTGACGGGCCTGTGCCCCTTGCCGGGACTGAAGCATTTCATGGTGCGACCGCGGTCGATGCTGAACTTGGTGTAGATGCGTTCGAGCGCGGTGCGGTCCATGAGCCAGACCTTGACGGCGATGTCTCCTGCGGAGTCGCCCTTTTCCTGCACCTTGCGCACTAATTCCCCGTCCACCATGCGGAGTTCGTCGAGGCCGGCGTTCGAACTGAGGGTGTCGAGCATGTCCACGGCATCAAGGAACGCTCCGGGGCAGGTGCTTGGCGGCGATACGATGAGTGCGGACAGTTGCTCAAGCTGGGCGTCGTTCAGTGATGCTCCACTGAAGTCCATGCCGCGACTCCGGAAAAAATCGTCGAAGCATCGCAAGAGCTTGAGCAGCGTCTCGGGCTTGATTTTGCGGAGGAATTCGGGGTTTCCGAAGCGTTTGATTTTCGGTTTGGCCATGGCTGGTTGTGGGGCGGTTGGGATTGGTTAGAAAAGGGACGGCTGGCGGGATTGTTCGAACCACCACTTGCCAAGGCGGATCGAAACCATACGGCGGCTGACCTTGAACAGGGCGGCCAGTTCACGCTCGGCGGCAGTCACGCGTGCCTCGAAGGTGCCGGAACCTGATAGAACACGCGGAAGATGGGCGCGGGCGGCTTCGATCACGAGTTGCTTGGGCAGCAGAATGGCGGCCATCGCGAGATTCGCCTGATATTCCCACCACTCGAATTTCGGCACCTGGGCCATACCTGCCTCGGCGCGGCACATGAATCCTTCACCGCTGACGCTATCGAAAATGCCGCCGCCATCGTCCAACAGCCGCAAGGTGGCGTCGCGTTCGAGTTTCTCGATGAAAAGCTGGCTGTGAAAGATCCCGTGTCCCACTTCGTGGGCCAGCGTCGAGCGAACACGGAGGCGGCTCACCGGATCATCCAGTTCGGCGAGTTCGCGGTTGATGGTGATGCGGCAAAGCCCGCGCAGGGTGAATTTTGCGCATCCCATGATCTGATCCGGCAGGGTTTCATATTCCTCCTCGAAGCCAAACAGCAGGTAGATGAGGCGCTCGATGCGGATCGGGCCGGGTGTTTCGGGCAGCAAATCCACCGAGGCAAGAGCCTCGCGGCACATGCGCTCGATGTCGTTTTCTGGGATGTAGAGTCGCCGACAAAAAGGGCCGGCTGCTTGGCTTCCGGCACTCATGGTTTTTTCGGCAACCGCTCCGAGATGTCCATGATCTCGGAAGGGGGTATGTTATTCTCTCGCACCGCATCGACGAATTTGCGGAAGGCGAGGCTGTATTGGGTGTCCTGTTCGATGAGTTCCTCCATCTGCCTCGACGGCGGACGGGTGGAGTATTGCAGCAGGTGGTCGAGCTCGGTATCGAGCGCGGCGGCCATTTTCTCAAGCAGAGCCTCGGACGGACGCCGATTTCCCTGCTCGATGTCGCGGACGTGTGGAGCGGACGCGCCGACCAAGTCCCCCATCTCTCGAAAGGAAAGTCCTTTGGCGAGGCGGAGTTCCTCAAGTCGCTGACCTAGTGTCATCTCAGGCATGTAAGCAGCGTTGCTTCGATGCCTCGCCGCGTCAATTCTGTTTTTTCGCATGCTGCGATTTTCGGGTGTGTGAGGACACTGGCGGAGGATGTGTGAGGACTCTCACACATGGAAATGCCGGAATTTAGAGGCTGGCGGAATCGTTCTTTTCATCTGATGGTCAATGGATTGTGAGGAAAGAGAATGATCTGGGGGAGGGTGAGACGGGTGCGTGTGTGAGGACTCACACAAGGGCGAAGCGACGGCGGCCATTTGACACCCCGCCGCATTCGCCAAATGCAAACTACAACCAAATCCACCACTCCCCTGGCCATCCGCCGGGGCCGCATCCCGCGACCGCAGAAGGTCGTCATCTACGGACCCGAAGGCGTCGGCAAATCGACGCTCGCCGGTCAAACCCCCGATCCCGTCTTCATCGACACCGAAGGCGGCACGCACCACCTCGATGTCGCCCGTTTCGACGTGGCGGCTACCTGGGAGGAAATCACCGCCGCCATCGCCCAGCTCGCCAAAGCGGATCACCCATTCAAGACGCTGGTGGTCGATACCGCCGACTGGTTAGAGAAGCGGCTGGCCGAACATCTGTGCCGCAAAGCCAACAAGGATTCCATCGAGGATTTTGGTTATGGCAAGGGCTGGGTCCAACTCGCCGAGGAATTCGCCCGGTTTCTCGGCACACTTGACACGATTCTGGCGCGGGGGATGCACGTCGTGTTTCTGGCTCACTCGATGGTCCGCAAATTCGAGGCTCCCGATCAGGCGGGCAGTTATGACCGATATGAGTTGAAATTGAGCAAACAGGTCGCTCCCCTGCTCAAGGAATGGGCCGATCTGGTTCTGTTCGGCAACTTCGTCACCAAGGTCGCCGAGAAGGACAACGGCAAGATGCGCGGCGTCGGCGGCAAGGAGCGCGTTCTGTTCTCCACCCACGCGGCGGCCTACGACGCGAAGAACCGCCACGGTCTGCCGGACAAACTTCCGTTCACCATCGAGGCCCTGGCCCCGGTGTTCGGTGCGGCGGCGGCAGTGTCGGGGGGCGCTGTCGCCGCAAAGCCGAAAGACGAAACTCCGGTTCCGACGCTCACTGACCGGATCTTCGCCGCATTCCAGCATAAAGCGGACATGGCGAACGTGGTCGATTTCCTCGTCGCCCGCGGCCAACTCCACTTCACCGAGGAAGGACCGCTCGAATCCATCGATAATCTGGATCCGGACTACGCGGCGCGGATGCTTGGCGAGCCGGACCGCTTCGTCGCCACCGTCAACGAGTGGGCGGCAGCCAATCAGAAGGAGGGCACGCCATGAGTGCCCTGCGTCCATCCAACCTGCCGAAGCTGGCAGTGTGTCCATGCTACGAGAGCAATCCCGTAGCCGGTCCCGCCGCCGAGCGAGGCACCTTGTTAGACACGGCATTCCGCGCCGAACTGCTAGGACTCGAAGAACGGTTCATCATCGCCAACAAGCTGACGGCCGACGAGATCGCCGCCGTTTCTTGGTCGGTCTCGATGGTGCGGGCGATGTCGGGCCGCGAGCGGGTGCTTGCCCGAGAGGACGATTGCAGGGTGAAGGTGCTCAACCTCACCGGCACCGCCGACGCCATTGTGCCCACGCGCCTGATGCACTTCGATCTGAAGACCGGGGCGCGGCGTAACTACATGGAGCAGATGGCAGCCTATGCGCTTGGGTTGATGGGCGCGCACTTCTCCGGCGAGTGGTCGGCGCATCTCTTGTTCTGCGACCAGCGCGAGATCGTGACGCACAAGTTCACCTACGAGGAGGCGCACGACATCGTCGATCAGGTCGTCAAAGCGTTCTACGACCCGGAAAAGAAACCGGCACCCTGCGAATACTGCGGTTGGTGCGCCAAGGCGGATACCTGTCCGGCACGGCTGGCGATGGTCGGCGAGACCCTGACCGTCACGGACCCCGGCTTCAATTTCGATGCCGTGCTCGCCGACCCGGAAAAACTCGGGTGGTTTCTATCAGCCTGCGCGGTGGTCGAGGACTTCCGCGAGCGGGCGAAGAAGATCGCCACCGAGCGGCTCAAGACCGGCGGCGAGGTCCCCGGCTGGAAGCTCGTCACCCGCAAGGGCAGCGAATTTGTCGATTGCGAAACCGTCGGCCACCACATCCAGCGGATGGGCTTCGGCCCGGTGCTCGCGGCCTACGGGAATCTATCAGCCACGAAATTCCGTGACCTGTGGAGCCAGCGGATGGCCAGCGAAAAACCATTCCCGGAGGAGTCGGTGAAGCACGCCGCGCCCTCCACCTATCTCAAACAAACCAAAACCACCAATCAGAACTAAGACCATGCCCTCATACACAGCATCCATCCCCAGCGAACGCCCCGATCATGTCGAACCGGGCGATCATGAAGTCGAAGTCGTCGATGCGATTGAGACGATCAGCAAGGGCGGCCACGAGATGATCGAGCTGAAGCTCAAGACATCCGCTGGCAGCTACCTCTACGACTTCCTCGTCTTCATCCCGACCGCGTTCTGGAAGATCGACGCATTCCGCGCCGCCACCGGCGAAGTCGTGGAACCCGACCAGGACGTCGAAATCACCGCCGATCACGTCATCGGCCGCACCGGCACCGCCCGCCTCACCGTCGAGGAATACAACGGCAAGAAGCGCAACAAGGTGGCCGCCTGGATCATCGGCGACGCGAAGCCCGTCACTCAACCCCAACCCTCACGCCGTAATGCCAACGAACCATTCTGAAAAGATGGGCCTTCGCGCCTATCAAATGAAGGCCCGGCAGGACATCCACAAGGGCTTCGAGGATTTCGACCGTCAACTCGGCGTGCTGCCGACCGGTGCTGGGAAAACTATTTTGTTCAGCCGTCTGGCGCAGGATTACCAACCCCAGCGCACGTTGATCCTCGCCCACCGCGAGGAACTCATCACCCAGGCGGTGGACAAGCTCCGCGCATCCACCGGCATCGAGGCCCAGGTGGAGATGGGCGAAGAACGGGCGTCACTCGACGCGCCGGTCGTGGTGGCATCCGTGCAGACGCTCATGCGTGAAAAACGCCGTGAGCGGTGGCCGCGGGATCACTTCGGACTGGTCGTCGTTGATGAAAGCCATCACATACTAGCCGACAGCTATCTCAATACTGTCCGACATTTCGACGATCACGCGAAGGTGTTGGGCGTCACCGCGACGCCTGACCGTGGCGACAAGAAGAACCTCGGAAAATACTTCGAGAACATCGCCTGCGAGGTGTCCTTGCTGGATCTGGTCAACCAGGGATGGCTCTCGCCGATCAAGGTGAAGACTGTTCCGTTAGGGATGGACCTTCGCGGCGTGCGGACGAGCCACGGTGATTTCAGCGCCGACGATCTCGGGCATGCGCTCGAACCGTATCTCGAACAGATCGCCGATGTGATGGTGCAGCATCGTGACCGCAAGACGCTCGTGTTCCTGCCCTTGATCGCGGTCTCGAAACGCTTTGCCGAAATCTGTCGCGACCGAGGGTTGCTCGCCGAGCATGTCGATGGTCAAACGACCGAGCGGCAGGCGACGCTGGCGCGGTTCAAGCGAGACGAGACACGCATCCTCACCAATGCGATGCTGCTCACCGAAGGATACGATGAACCGTCGATTGATTGCGTTGTCTGTTTGCGGCCCACCAAGGTGCGTGCGCTCTACTCGCAGATCATCGGTCGCGGCACGCGGATCTGGCCCGGCAAAGATCACCTGCTCGTGCTCGATTTCCTGTGGCAGGCGGGAGAGCACAGCCTGATGCGGCCGGCGAACCTGATCGCCGAAGACGAAGCGGACGCGAAGGCACTCACTGAAAAACTCGGTGCCGAGGGCGACCTCGAAGAGGCACGCGAGGAAGTGAATGCTGATCGCACCCGCTCGCTCACCGAACGGCTTCGCGCCAACCGGACGCGTCGCGGGGGCGTGCTCGATCCACTTGAGCTTGCCGTCTCCCTTAACGAGGCGGCCTTGGCCGACTATGTCCCCACCATGCGATGGCAGGCGGACGCGCCCACGGCCAAGCAGCTCGATGTGCTGGAAAAGTTCGGCCTGGATACCATGAACATCCTGACCAAGGGGCACGCGTCGCTGATCCTCGACCGCCTCATCACCCGTCGCAAGCTCGGTCTGGCGACGCCGAAACAAGTCCGCGTGATGCGCCGCTACGGCCACCAACGCCCGGAAATCGCCACCTTTGAGGAAGCCAAGGCATTCCTCGACACCCAATTCGCACATCGCTGATCCCCCATGGCAAAATACCGATCACCAGGGCTCACCATGGCCTTGCCACGCCGCACGCTGGAATATCTCCAGCGCGGTGCGAGCGAGGGCATGCGCAATGCCGAACTCTTTGATGCGACCTGCCAGTTCCGCGACGCCGGCCACCCGTTAGAGGAAACGGAAGGTCAACTCCTCGCCCGTGCGCTGGCCGACGGGCTCACCGAAGCCGAAGCGCGGACCACCATCCGCTCGGTCTATGCAAGGACCTCCAGGGAACCGCTCGGGGCGTCCGGGCCATTGCCTGCCGCGTCATCACCTGCGCCACGACGTGCCACGCCATCACCGGTCCGGCACGAGCGGTCAACGATGGCGCTGCCAGTCACCATCGACGACGGCTTTGTTAGGCTCATTGACGCGTGTTTCCAGCCGGATGAATTCGTGGCCATCGCCCCGGCGACGGAAACCGACGAGGGCGAAATCGTCCCGCGCCGTGGTGTCACACTCACCGCGAGCGAGTGGAAATCCAAGGTGGCAGCCAAGGGCGGAATCGACCGAGCCTTCGGCACCAAGCTTGGGTTGTTCCTGCGCATCAATCCGATGACCAAGGGCGGGGCGAAGAACGAAGATGTCACCGCGTTCCGCCATGTGCTGGTCGAGTTCGACCGCGACGAGGCCGGCAAGGCGATTCCGAAGGAGGAGCAGTATCACGCGGTCGTCGCCAGCGGCATGCCGGTCGCGGCGTTGATCGACTCTGGTAATAAGAGCCTGCACGCATGGATCCGGGTCGATGCGCCGGACGAGAAGGAATACAAACGCCGCGTCGAAATCATCTGGGAATGGTTTTCTGGGATCAACCTGGACAAGCAGAACCGGAATCCGTCGCGTCTTTCCCGTTGTCCCGACGGCTGGCGCACGGTCGATGGTGATGTTCGTCGGCAGGCCTTGCTCGCTCTGGAATTTGGCGCGGAGTCGTGGACGGCATGGGAGGCGGCGCACTCGAATTCCGACCTGCCGCCGATCCTACCCGGCCATGCCTTCATGGGGCAGCCGGAACCGGAACCGCCGCAGCTCGTCGATGGCATACTTCACCAGGGGGCGAAGATGGTGCTGGGTGGCCCGTCGAAGGCACGCAAGAGCTGGTCTTTGATCGACCTGATGCTCTCGGTATCCACCGGCTCGCCGTGGTGGGGATTCCCGACGCGTCCCGGCCGTGCCCTGTATCTCAACTTCGAGCTGCCACCCTTCGCGCTCCAATACCGGATCACCCGAATCGCGGCGGCGAAGGACATTTCCGACTTCACCGGCTTCGACATCTGGAACCTGCGCGGCCACGCCACCGACTTCTCCGCGCTCATTCCGAAGATTCTCGGCCGCATCCGTGACACCGGGTATTCGCTCATCCTGATCGACCCGATCTACAAGGGCCTCGGCTCACGGAACGAAAACGATGCCGGCGACATCGCCAGCCTCTTGAACGAGGTCGAGCAACTGGCAGCGAAGTCCGGAGCGGCTGCTGTCTTCGGCGCGCACTTCTCCAAGGGCAACCAGGCGGGCAAGGAGTCCATCGACCGGATCGGCGGCTCGGGTGTGTTCGCCCGCGATCCCGACGTGATCCTGACGATGACGCCTCACCAGGAAGACGACGCACACGTCATCGACCTCACGCTGCGTGCCCTGCCGCCCGTGAAGCCGTTCGTTGTTCGCTGGTGCGAGTCGATCTTCATCACCGACCGGAACGCCGACCCTGCCGCGCTCAAGGCTCCCCAGGGTAATCCCAAGAGCGAGAAGGCGAAGGCGACCTACAAGATGGGCAGCATGGCAGACCGCTTTGGCAAGGCGGTCGAAAACATGCCGCCAATGGCCAATGGACGTGTCCCGCAGGAATCCGCCGTGCTCGCCTACATCTCCGACCGGATCGCCGAGATTGATGGCGACTGCACGCTCAAGGAAGCCCAGCGCGTCTTCTACTGCCTCGCCAACATGAAGAAGGGTTCACCGCTCATCTTCGACAAAGCAACTCGCCTGTGGAGGGGGTGTAATCATGCAATTTGAACCCGTCATCCAAGCAGGGTTTGAACCTCGGGTGCAAATCGGTTTGAACCCATTTGAACCTGTCATTTCTAACAGTCCGCTGCGGTGGATAGTAAGGCACCTTACTGTCGATCTGACAGTTATACGTAGTATAACAGCGCGAACTGGTGAACCAGGATTCGCGCACGCTGTTACGCTTGGGAGAGCGACAGCGAAAATCAGGGTGCCGTTGTCGCCGAAAGGAGGTGTGCAATGAACCTCCGAAGGAAAGCCCGGAAGAAGATTCAAAAGCCAAGGGTTTCAAAATACACCCACCTTTGGCCCGAGCTGGAGTTCATGCCCTGCCTCGACCATTGGCCGAATCGTCCCGATCTCTATCGCCCGGAAAACAGCGAAGTCCTTCGATACCTGGTCGAGAGCTTCGGCACGACCATCGAAGACGCCGACCGGATCTTCCACTCAGCCGCATCCAAGGGCGTGATCAAGTTCAACCCGGTCACCAACCTCTGGCACGGCAGGAAAGGAGGTCAGCAATGAACTCCGACGACTATGCCCAAAAACAGGCGAAGCGGGATGCTGAATACGAACGCGACTACCGGAAATGGGTCAGCACCATGTCACCGACAGAACGGCGCAATCTCCAGAAACTCGGCCTCGATAGCCCATGCCTGCAACGCCATGGCAACGGCGCTCCAGGTCATGACATGGCCGACACTCCTGCCGCGAGCTACACGCCCGACATCGCCGCACTTGTCGATGGTGAACCGGACGAACCCGCAAAGGACGCCGGCATGGCGAGCGCGACCCGCATTCTTCGCTATCTGGTGGCTGACGTTCTGTCCGAAGGCAACGCACGTCTCACCATGGAGTGCTTGTCGGTGGCCCTCGGACTCAGTGCCTACGACGGCGAGAGCATGACCGAGATCGCAAAACGATACGGCGTCACCCGGGCAGCCGTCAGCAAGCGCTGCGTTGACATTACCCAAAGGCTGAACCTCCTGCCATCCCGAGCTATGCGCACCGAGCTGGCCCGCCAAATCTACCGAACCTCACAACTCAAACGATACCAATCCGAAAAACAATGACAACACTCGCAACACTCCAAGCCCACAACCCGAAATTCACTATCACTCCTCTCGGCATTCAGTTCGACGATGAAATCAGCTATGAGGAGTGGAGCCAAATGGGCGCTGAACTAGGCAGAGCCGGGATGTCTATCGGCTTTGTCATTGGTGACTGGATCAACTATGGTGAATCTCGCTGGCGGGAGAAATACGACGACGCACTCAAGATCACGAGGCTGTCCAGGCAGACATTGAAAAATTATGCCTACATCTCACGAAAGGTCGAATCGTCCCGACGTCGGGACGATTTGGATTTCTCCATCTACGAGACAGTAGCAAAACTCAAGAATCCAGATGAGCAAGCATTCTGGCTTCAGGTAGCCGCCCAACATGACTTAACTGTTCGGCGTCTCAGGAAATCAATCAACTTCGGCCGCCTCGCAACAGAGGAAGAGACTCAGGGCGATCCGTTGGACAAGGGACGCATCACCTACCTGGCTCTGCTGAATCGTATCCGCCGTTGGTGGGCACGCGAAACCGAGAAGGCACCAGTCGATGAATGGGACGAAGAACGCAGGCAGGCGCTCAAGGAAGACTTCAAGCTGATCCTCGACATCTACCAGGCCCTCTAACCAACCGCAGGGAGGGACGGTCCCAGGCGAGTCTCATACCCTCGCCCTCCGCGGGTTCAACTCCCGCCCCTGCAACCACTCACCCGATCATGACCACCCCGATCCAACGAATCTCGCGACTCCTCGATGAAGGGGCGCGATTCATGGTCGAATTGCCCGGCAGCGTCTCCATCGACCTCACACCGGACGTAATCGCCGCGATGGCAGAGGTTCAAACTCACCGTGACGGATTTGAACCGAAGGAATCTATTGAAAGCCGACGCCCGCCGCCCGGATGTCCCGACCTTCGTTGAATTTACGTGCAAAATCATTTTTTCACTTCCCACATAACGGAGGGTCGGACGGTGTCGCCGGGCACGCGGAAAACCCTGTAAATTCAATGGTTTCCGCCGATTTCAGCTTCGGGTGAAACGTCCGAAAATGTGGGAAGTAGGGGGGTCTGCTTCCCACTTGCTTCCCACCTGCTTCCCATCGCCGCAGACTGGCAACTTCCCATCGGCGGGTTGACTTGGCGGGCCGGATCAAATGGCAGGCTCCAAGCTCGAATCTCGGTTTCTCTTCCTCTGGCGCGTGGCGCAAGGCCCGTCCCTAGAGCGGGAAGTCCGGTTCAACCCCACCCGCAAATGGCGGGCTGATTTCGGACACCTGGAAAGCCGGACGCTGATCGAGATCGAAGGCGGAATCTTCATCCCCGGCGGCGGCCGTCACAGCCGCGGGGCGGGTTACGCCAAGGACGCCGAGAAGTATCTCGAAGCGGTGCTGGCTGGCTGGACGGTTATCCGGCTGACCGAGAAGCAGCTCGACCTCGACTTCATCGAGCGGATCGTCGCCTGGATCAATACTCCTCAGGCAGTAAAATGCACGTCGATTGGCGTCCTGCCTCCGTGATGATGTAGATGCGCCGGCCGCCGCCGAGCTTGTAGTGGCTCAGGATGCGGTCGCCGTGGATCAGGGCGTCCTCGTTCGCCTGCTTGTCCTCGTCGCACAGGTCACCCCAATCGCCGCAGTGGTGGCGGTGCATGTAGGATGCCAGGTCGATGCCGAGTGCCAGGGCTCCGGGCGTTGCCACGGTTCTTCCCAGCGGGAAGCGTGGTTCCATGATTCGGTATGCCATGGCTTTCAGTCGTTGGTGGTTCCCCATTCCGGATGGCGCTTGCCGGTGGCGATCAGTCCGGAGGCAAGCATGTCATCGACCAGCGCCTTGGGCGGCCACTGGCGGTGCGGTTTTCCGGTCTGCATCTTGGACGCGCGGGCGGTGGCGCGGCAGTAGGATGGCAGGTCGGCTTCCGGGTTGAAGCTATCGGCCCGGAGTTGGGTCATCAGGTCGGTGGCATCGGTGGCGGAGAACGTCGCGCCGTCGATGGTGTGGTATTCGGTGTTCATGGTGGTCATTGTCATTGGTGGAAATCATGCGGCCAGTTTTTTGGCGCGCTCGGTGTAGAATTTGGTGAGGCCGCGGGCGTCGATGGCTTGGAAGAACCACTTCATGCGGGGCATCCCGACTCCGTTGTCCTCCGGGCGGTTGCGGACGGCGGCGGCGGATTCGGCGGCATCGAACATGCGGGCCATCAATCGCACCCAGTTGGTGATCTTGGCGGGATCGGTGGTGCCCGAGTGGTGGCGGACTTCGAGTGTCTGGTGGCGGAAGTAGGAATGGATGTTCAGCTTCCGATAGCGGCAGGGGTAGAGCTGCTTCATCTGTTCCATGCTGCGGCAGGCGTCGATCTTGCGGAACATCTGTGAGCATTGGCCCCGGTGATTGCCGGCGTCGGTGATGCTGTGGTCGAGGTTCGTGCGGCAGTAGGTGTTGGCATTGCCCCGGCGGGATGCGGGCTGGAACGTATCCAGAACATCCTCGAATTTCAGCCACATCTTGAAGAGGTTCTTCACCGCCTTGAGTGACATCGTGCGGGCGTCGAAATGGACGTGAAGTCCGCAGCGCTTGTCCACCTGGGCTCCGGCGGCTTCGAGTGCGGCGGCGGCGATCCTGACTTCCTCGATGCCGGCCTCACCTTCGAGAACCGGTGAAACGAGTTCCAAACCGCAGGAGCCGTCGGTGACGATTTTCCAGTGAGGCGTCGTGTCGTGGGTGTAGTAGGAGGATTCGACCCGGATGCCTGCGGCTCTCAGGCTGGCGACGGCTTGTTGGGTGGAAATGGTGGCGAGGAATTCAATCTCGACTCCGAAGCGGCGGGACATCGTTGGCGTTGTCATGGGTAATATCTGCCATGGTGCCACCTCACGTCCATGGCTAAGTGGAGTTAGAGGAAAAAAGACATAATCGGCACACGTCGTGGCACCCATGAAACGTGCCAATCATGACAGAATCATAACCCTCCGAATGATGCGTGATTGGCACGCATCGTGACGCTCAGGAGGTGCGCCAATTCGATGTCTATCGAAGATGTAATAACTCCGACTGAAAGACGAAAAAGACATGGACTCAAGTTGTCAGACTGGCAGATGAAGGATGATGAAAGCAAACACACCCGACCTAACTACGAAGCCACCGATGCTGGCGAAGAATTGGGACAAGACCATGCGGCCGGACGGCTGGTGGATGTCAGAGAAACTCGACGGAGTCCGCGCCATTTGGGACGGCGAACATTTCCGCTCTCGCGGCGGCAACATATTCCACGCCCCGGCATGGTTCAAAGCGGGGCTTCCCGCTCTGCCGCTGGACGGCGAGCTGTTCGTCGGGCGAGGGAAGTTCAACGACGCAGTGAGCATCGTTCGGTCCATGACCGCTGACTGGTCGCCGGTTAGATATTTGATCTTTGATGTCCAAGCCGACGGCCCGACCGAAGACCGGCAACGCACGTTGCTCGCCCTGCAACTCCCCGGCCATGTCTCGATAGTCGAGCAGGTGCTCTGTCAGTCCGACAACGCACTGCTTGATTTCGAGCGCTCCATCCTCGACGGCAGGGGCGAGGGCGTCATGCTCCGCGCCCCGCGTTCATCCTACGAATTCAAGCGGTCCGGCCACCTCCGTAAGCTCAAGAGGTTCATCGACGATGAGGCCACCGTGATCGGCCATCAGGACGGCGAAGGCAAACACGAAGGACGGCTCGGGGCGTTGGTCTGCCAACTCAGGGACGGCACCACGTTCCGCGCCGGGTCCGGGTTTACCGACTTCGAAAGGGAAACCCCGCCGCCTATCGGTGCCATCGTGACGGTCCGCTACTTCGAACTGACGCCCGACGGCGTCCCGCGATTCCCAACATTCCTTGCCGTCCGCAACTACGAATAACCCAGCAACCGTCATACCACTGATATCCCATGAAGCGTGCCAATCATGACAGATTCGAAGCGTGTGAAATGACGCGTGATTGGCACGCATCGTGGCGCTCAGGCACCATGCCAATTCATTATCTAACTGGCATTCGGAACGGGACGAAAAAAGACGAAAAATGACATGGACTCAAGTTGTCAGACTGGCAGATGAAGGACGATGAAAGGGACTACCAACACCGCCAATGACACCCCATACGTCACCGGAATGTTGGTCCTGATCCGCCCCGAGTGGGATGGAGACGACACGCTCCATGAAGTCGCCGAATGGAACGGCGACCGCGGATTCATCCGGCCTGTCGAATGGCCGCACGGCGGGATTGTCCCGACCGAACTCGTCACCGCTGAAATGATCCAACCCGCAACCATCAACCCCTGAAACCACCATGTACACCGCCAGTGAAATAGACGCCATGACCATCGAGGAAATCGAACAAGTCGCCGAACTGCTCACCGATGAAGCCCGTGAAGAATGGGCCGCTGCCGGATACTCCGGTGAGGCCTACCGCAAGCTCGGAATGAACGATGCCGAGAAAGCCGTCAATTCCCTCTAAATTCAACCAATAGAACCAAAAGCATGAACGCCACCATCGACTTCACCACCTGGACTGATGCCCAACTCAACTCGGCGCTGATGTTCGCAGACTCATCCCCCACCGGACTCGCGCTGGTGGCAGAGATCGACCGCCGCAAGGCCGAGGGCATCTGGCTCACCGACGGCAGCACCGAGCGGGTCGCGCAGAGCATCCGCGACAACACGCCCGCCAGCCGCCGCAAGTTCTCCCGCCGCGCCCGCCGCTAACCACCAATCCGCAACCAAACACCACCATGGACATCGAATACATCAAACAACACCGCCGACTGACCCTCGAATTCGGGCGCGGCGAAACCTACCGCTCTAACAAGCCGACGCTCTACGGTCACTCGACCTATGGACGCAGCTCGGTTCTCGCCGGCCGTCCGCGCCGGGTCTTCCTCGAAAGCTGGGATGATCTGGACACCGCCCGCGCCGAACTCAAGGCAGCGAAGATCCGCTACGCCGACCTCTGCGAGACGGGCGGCTCCACCCACATCCCGGTGGATGTCATCACCGCAGGCCTTCCCGACGAAGACATCTAACACCCAACCCCTGAGATCCCATGAAATCCGAATCCGACATCCTCGATAAAATCCGCAAACTCCTGCGACTGGCCGACCGCTCCCGTGGCTCCACGGAGAACGAAGCCAAAGTGGCTCTCGCCAAGGCGCAGGAATTGATGACCCGCCACAACATCGACTCGGCGCTGCTCCGCATGGAACGCGGTGAGTCGGGCGGCGCGTCGTTCACCGTCAACAAGGGCAAGGTCGATCTGCCCAAGACCCTCAACCCGGCAGACCTCATGATCCTCTCTATCCTGCAGGCGCACTTCAACGTGAAGACAATCCTGATGCCCAATGGACGCGGGACACCGGTGGACATCATCGGTGCCGCCGCCGACATCGACTTCGCCATCTTCGCGTTCAACTACCTGCGGCAGACCTTCTTCCGCTGTTGGAATGAATTCAAGCGGACGCATGCCAATCCTGACAAGGCATCCTATTACCGGGGACTTCGCGACGGGCTCAATGCCGAACTCAAGGCGGCGAAAGAGCGCGCCGAGCAATCCTACGCCGCCGACCAGCGCCAGGCATACGGACTGGTCGTGGTGGATCAGGAGGCGGTCATCACCCGCTACGTCGAGCAGGAATACGGCAAGCTCCGCACCCGGTCCCAACGCCGCCGCCACATCCATTCCGGCAGCTATGTCGCCGGTGAAACCAAAGGCCGCACCATCCAAATCAACCGCCCGCTTCCATCATGAAAACCCGGCAACAGAAAGACGAAAAAAGACATGGACGTGCCCGATCAGACGGGCAGATGAGGGACGCTATGACAACAGCATCTATTCCTAACAAGCATATCACAAAAGCGATGCAGCGAAGCATTCGCGGACTTGAGAAAAACGGCTTCACCGCCCGGCGCATCCTGCCGGTCGATCTGATGGCCGGCATCCATGCCCGCGAGTTCCGCGCCGACTTCGCCAAGCAAACCCCCACCGGACTGCTGGTGTTCAGCGTCCGAATCGACACCGACGGCAACGTCATCAACCCCAAACCATAACCAACTGAAACCATGAACAAACTGTATTACATCGTCTGCGACGACAAAGAAACCAACGTATTCGAAGGCCGCTATCAGGGACGCACCCGAGGCGAAGCCTTGAAATTCCTCAAGCAATCCATCGGGCGCAAGACGCTCAACGGACTGGTCTTCACCATCACCGAAATCCCGGTGCCGCTGATTCGCGAGATTGTTGCGGAAATCCTTGCCGGTGGCGACGGCAGCAATGCTACCTCCGCTCCGAACGTCGTGCCGATCACCCGGCCGGAACCGGAAGCCAGCCCGGGACGCTACGATGCGTTCTCCGACGCCGCTGAGTCCGAACCAACGCCCGCAGAGGCCACGCCACCCAAGGCGAAGGCATCCAAGCCCGCCAAGAAGGTGGGCAATCCCGGCCACGGCGACGAGCAATGGTCACAAGTCCGGGCCTACTGGCTCGAATGCCGCAGCGTGAAACAAACCGCTGAGCATTTCGGACTGTCCCCCAACTCGATCAAGACCCGCAGTCGGAGGGAGGGCTGGGGTAAATGAGCGCACCCCAATGGACACCGGCAATCGGTGACGGCGCGAGCGTCTGCCACTACTCCGACCGGACCGCCTGCACGGTGATCCGCATCAGCCCCAGCGGCAAAACCATCTGGATGCAGGAGGACACCGCCGTTCTGGACGGATGGAAACCCGAGTTCGTCGCCGGAGGCTTTGGCGGGCATTGCACCAACAACGCCACACAGACCTATCAATACTCGCCCAATCCCGAAGGGGCGACACATCGCGCCAGCCGCCGCAAGGACGGTTGGTTCCGCACCACCAACGGCGAGCCGGTCATTCCCGGCCGCCGCCACTTCCACGACTACAACTTCTGATGAAGGTCGCAGTCGAAAAATACCGCAAACCCGATGGCTACGCCACGCGCTACTGGTCGGTGATCGTCGATGGCGAACTGCTCGCCGTCACGGTTTACCGCAAGGGCGCGGAGGCCGTCGCCAGGGCCATCAACAATTCCAACCGAGATCCCTATGTCACACTCCTTGAAGATTCTGCCCAGCCCGTCACCACGCCCTGCAAGCCCACCGCTGGCATGGCGACCTACCGGACCCGATGACCTCTGCGGCCCCGCCGCCACCGTCGCCCATCGACTCGTCGCCAAGGCACACAAGCTCCACGATGATCCCACCGTGCCTGTGAAGATTCTGCTCTACGGGCCGCCCGGTGTCGGCAAGACCAGCATCGCCGACATGGTGGCCGACACATTGTCCGGCACCCGCTTCGCCGTCGAGGAATTCAACGGCAAGCTCGTCACCGTCGAAATCGTGAAACAGTGGATGGCCACGCTGGGTGTCTGTTCGCTGTTCGGTGTCTATTCGGTGAAGATCATCAACGAGATGGACCGCTGCACGCGGGATGCACAGGACTTGCTCCTGAGCTATCTCGACCGACTTCCACCAGGCCGCGCCGTGATCGGCACCAGCAACCTGCAACTCGACCTGCTCACCGAGCGATTCCAGACGCGCTTCCAGTCGATCAAGCTCGCGGCACCGTCCACCGAGGAAATCGCCACGATGCTCCGCCGCCACTGGCCGGTCGATGAAGCGACGTCATTGCGGATTGCGGTGGGCAGCGGTGGATGCGTGCGAGCCGCGCTTGCCGATCTGGAATCCTGGCTGGATGCCGAGGGGCTGTCATAAATCAGTTCTCCTTGAAAAAACGCCCAATAAATCGCCGGACCAGGGGGAGTCCGCCCCTGCGGCGCTAACGCCTAACTAATGGGCGGCTCCCCAGTCAGACAAGCTGTATTGATCCCATACCATGAAATCTGCGCAATTCAATCCCATTTCCCAGATTTTGATCGGGATTGGGGGCGTGGTGTCCAATTTTGCAATGCGAATATTCATCTTCGGATGGTGCCCGCCGGATGCGTGGAAGGAGATCCTCCCGCTCTTGGCTCAGGCGATCCATGCCGTTGACACCATCCAAAGCGACGATGACGGATGATTCCCCAAAAGCCCGGACGCTCGCCAATGGCATCGAAGTCTGGTGCAGTTTTGATAAGCTCGTGCCGGTGGGCGAACTGAAGCCCAACCCGCGCAACCCGAACACGCACCCGCAGCGGCAGATCGAACTGCTCGCCAAAAACATCCGCTACTTCGGATGGAGGCAAACAATTACCGTCTCCAATCTCACAGGCCTGATCGTTTCGGGCCACGGCCGGCTGATGGCCGCCAGGCACCTCGGCGTGGAAGTCGTGCCTGTGGACTATCAGGACTTCGCCAGCGAGAACGATGAACTTGCCGTGCTGGTCGCCGACAACCGCTTGGCCGAACTTTCCACGGTCGATCTCAACGAACTCGAAAAAATCGCCAGCGAGTGGAAGGCCATCGACTTCGATACGATCCTCGCGGGATTCGAGCCCGCCGACATCGAGGGGCTGCTCAATCCGGGTGGCAATGACGATGACGAGGATGATGATGACCGCCACGACAAGGAACTCGACAAGAGCGACGTCACCGTCGCGGTCGGACTCTACCGGTTCCGCATCACTCAGGAAGACTTCATCGCGTGGTGCGACCGCGTGAAACAGGACGCCGGTTTCGACAAGGAAAGCGTGCTCAACGAAATCCGCAGCCGCCTCGGACTATGAACATCACACTTGAATCCATCGACTCCGTTAAACCATCGACTTACAACCCACGGTCGGCGGTGCCCGAGCGTCTCGACCTGATCGAGCTATCACTTCGCAAGCTCGGTTTCATCGCCCCGATCTTCGCCGACTCGGACGGCGAGATTCTTTCCGGCCACCAGCGCCACCTCGTCGCATCGCGCATGGGTGCCACACACGTCCCGGTATCCCGGACCAAGGCGCTCGACCTCGACCAGCGAAAGGCGCTCAACATCGTATTCAACCGGGCGACCAATGATTTCGATTTCAACAGCACACCCGGACGGGTCACCAGCGAACTGCAATCGTTGGACATCCAAGCGCTCGCCGCACGCATCCCCGACAAGCAGGTCGGCGGCGACGGTTTCTTGCGCTGCCTCAAGCCCGCAGAAGTCGCGGTGAAGGATCTCTGCAAGGTGAACTCGGGCCGCTGGATCCAGTATGCCCGCAACCTCGCCCGCACGTTGCATCGCCACGGCATCCTCATGCCCATCGTTTGCCGCGAGGATCTGACGGTCATCAACGGCATCGGTCGTTTGGAAATGCTCGCAGAGAAAGGCGTGGTATTCGCGCCAGTCGTGTTCGTCACCGAAGAGGAGGCGGAATTCGCCCGGGCCATGATGAATTTGCTCTCGATGGATTTCGACATCCACACGCGCTATGCCGACATGCTCCGCTTCAATTCGTTCCGTCGCGCACGCCGCGTGAGGCGCGAACTTGGCAACGGATTCGTCTTCGCCACGCACGGCGCGAAGCCATGCAAGGACTTCGACATCGGCAAGGCGGCGGACCGTGCCCGCTGGACCAAGGAGCATGGCTCGACGATTCTCGACTTCGGTGCCGGCCACCTGACGGAAACCTTCCTCCTGCGCCAGGCCGGCATCGACTGCACGCCGTTCGAACCCTACCGGCTCGGACCAGGGGGCATCAACAAGGCGGAGAGTGTGGAACTGGCACGCACATTCCTCGCAGAAGTGGCGGCGGGCAAGGAATGGACCAGCATCTTCATTGCAAGCGTGCTGAATTCCGTGCCGTTTCGCGAAGATCGCGAGCACATCGCCTGCCTGTGTGCGGCCCTGTGCAAGCCGTTCACCAAAGTCTATGCCTGCGCATCCTCGGCGGGCGAGTCCGGTTGGCGACAGGTCAATGGCAAGGCGTTCATGAACGAGTCCAACGCTGGCAACATCGCGTTCCGCCTCGACTATGAACCTGGCATCCGCATCGGCGATTTTCAGGACAAGCCCAAGGTCCAGAAGTATCACACCGTTTCGGAGTTCCGCGACCTCTTCGGCCCGTTCTTCCGCTCTGTGAAGGTCGATGACTTTTCCAACAACATCAACGCGGCCTGCGCGGCGGCACGTCCCGTCGATCCGGCCCGCCTCCGTGCGGCCATCGAGTTTGAATTCGACCTGCCCTATCCGGACGGCACCCGCATGGAACTCGCGCAATGCGCCATGGACTCTTTCTCCCAACGTCTTCAGATTACCCTATGATCATCCTGCTAGACCTCAACTACACGCTGGTGGCCAACAATCCGGCGCGCGGCACCACGCCAGAGCGCATGGAAAAGCGACTGGCCAACGAGCAATACCGGCAATGGCTGGTGGAACTCGTGCGGCCCCACACTGTCGTGCTCATCACCGCCCGCCCGGAAACCTGGACGATCAGGACGCTCGAACGCATCGAGGAGCAGACCGGATGGCGGCCGCATGATGCGTGCTTCGCGCCCAAGGGCTGGTGGAATCCACCGGCGATCAAGGAGCACTTGCTCAAAAAGGATGTGTTCCCGATCCACGGCGAGCACGCACGCTACCTCGCGATTGAGAGCAATCCGCGGACTCGTGAGATGTATGCGAGGTTCTCCATCCCGTGCTTCTGGGTGACAGCGGAGGGCACCTGCCTGACCGAGGGAACGCGGATCGTGAAACGACTGCCACGTTGATTCACGTCATTCAATGGCACCACGTTCGACGAGGCTTTTCTTCCAGTCGCCCTCAAAGCCAAACGTCGGAGCCTTCACGGGCTCGGACAACCAGAAGTCAGTGAAGGCCGCAACGTTCGGAGCGCAAAACCAATGTGCTTCGCCGTTTTTGTCCATCGCCCACCAACGGGCATTCTTCGGAGCCGCGGACCAGTCGATTTTCATTTGACCAAACTATCATTCCGTATCCGGCGAGCAAGGAAATCCGCCGTGGCGTTGACATCCACCACGCGGGCATGAGTGAAGCCCAACGTGACGAGGTGATTCCACGCGGTGCCTGGCAGTTCGATCAGGAAGTGACCGCCGTGTTCGATGATATGCTCCAGCGGAGCATCCCTCAATACAACGCGATGCGCATGGTGACTTTTGAGGTTGGCCGGCGCTTCGTGCAACCCGGCACCGCAATCATCGACATGGGCTGCTCCCGCGGCCAGGCGCTGCTGCCATTCGTTTCCAACTTCGGCGCGGACAATGATTACATCGGCCTTGAAATCAGCGAGCCGATGATTGTGGCGGCGCGTCAGAACTTCAACTACCACCCGCACGGCAATCGCGTCACCGTCCAGTCTGCCGACCTTCGCCACGAGTTCCCTGGTGTGACAGCGAGCCTCGTGCTCTCGGTGTTGACGTTGCAATTCACGCCCATCGAATACCGCCAGCAGATCATTCGGCGAGTGTTCGAGTCTCTGGCTCCGGGCGGTGCCTTCATCCTCGTTGAAAAGGTTCTCGGCGCGACGTCCAAGCTCGATGAGGCGTTCGTGAACCTGTTCCTCAACATCAAGCGCGAGAACGGATATTCGGAGAGCCAGATCGACCGCAAGCGGATGTCGCTCGAAGGCGTGCTGGTGCCCGTCACCGCCCGCTGGAACGAGGAGCTACTCTATCAGGAAGGGTTCACGTCGGTCGATTGCTTCTGGCGGCATCTGAACTTCGCCGGGTGGGTGGCGGTCAAACCATGAGCAATCCACGATCTCACGACGAAGCGCGGCCAACACTCGCCCCGGATGTGGCTGAGAAGATCCTCGACGCCGACTTTCAGAACGTGATTCGCAAAGTCGCGGCGGGCAAGCCGCTCACGGTTGCCGAGCGCACCCGCATCGAATCACGGGCGGCAGGCAGTAATGAGACGCTCGCCTATGCCAATACTCTCGTGGAACTGGCCGCCGCGCTTGGGGTTTCCCGACGCACGCTTACGACCTGGCAGAAGATCGAGGGCGCGCCCAAGGCATTATCCAACGGCATGTGGCCGGTGGCCGACTGGCGCGAATTCGTCCGGCTCCGCGGCTTGAATGCTGGTCGCGTCCCGGTCGGCAATGAAGAAGCGCTCAAGGCCCGCAAGCTTCTGGCGGAAGTGGAGGAACGCGAACTGCGCATCGCGGTCAAAAAGGGCGAATACGTCCCGCTCACCAAAGTCCGCGAAGAATGGATCGGCCTGGTCGCCCAGGCGACATCCATCTTGCGGGCCAAATTCGAATCGGAGCTTCCGCCCGTGCTTTCCGGTCTCGACGCCACCGGCATCCAGCGGGAATGCCGACGCGCCATCGACGAAGTCCTGCGCTGCCTTCACGAATCATGAGTGTCCTCAAGGAAATCTGGCGTGAGGCATGGCAACCTCCTGACCGCCGCCCCGCCTGGCAATGGTGTGAGGATCACATCGAGGGCATCCCGTATTCACCCAACCCGGGACGCTTCCGCTCGGAAAACTCGCCGTGGATTCGTGAGGTCATGGAATCTCTGGTCGATCCACGCATCCGGCTGGTTTCGATCATTGCATCCGTCCAGTCATCGAAGACCACCGCCCCAGAACTCACGCTTTGTTACATCATTTCCAACCTGCCGGGGCCCGCCCTCTGGCTCGATCAGACTGATGAGGATGCCCGCGATTATTCGGAATCGCGCCTGCAGAAGCTCTTCGACCAATGCCAGCCAGTCGCTCGGTTGATGCCGACCGGCGTTCACCGCCACAAGCGCAAGAACAACGCGATCCAGTTCAACAACGGCATGACGCTCTGGATTCTCGGAGCGCACAACAAGACCAACCTCCAGCGTCGTTCGATCCGCTGGTTGATCGGCGATGAAACCTGGCGCTGGCCGCAGGGACACATGGCGGAGGCCGAGGCCCGCGTCACCGCATTCGGTTGGCTCGGCAAGTGCATCTTCATGAGCCAGGGCGGCGAGGAAGACGACGACACCCATCGCAAGTTCGAGATGACCGACCAGCGCGAGTGGACATTCGCATGCCCTGAGTGCGGCCACCGCCAGCCGTTCAAGTGGGAGTGCGTTGAGTGGAGCAAGTCGGCTCGCGACGAAACCGGCGAGTGGGATTTCGACGAGGTCCGGCGCACCGCTGCGATGCGCTGCGAATCGTGCAACCACTACTTCAACGATGGCGAACGGACGCGGCGCGAACTCAACGCCACCGGTGCCTTCGTCGCCAAGAATCCGAAAGCCTCGAAAGAAAACGTCGGCTTCCACTGGAACGCCCTGTGCGCGATGAGCTGGGGGCAGTTGGCTGAACTCTATCTGCGAGCGAAGGCTGCGGCGCGGAAAGGCGACGTGTCACTACTCCAACAGTTCTATCAGAAACGGCTCGGTCTGCCGTGGCGCGAGTATGTCGAAGATTACAAACTCGAAATCGTCAAATCCGGCTACAAGCGCGGCGAGACATGGGAAGAGGAGGGCGCGATTGATCCGAAGACGGGCAAAATCCTCGCCGCCCCGCTGCCCGAGCGCACCAGCCTGATTCCTCTGCGCTTCATCACGGTGGACTGCCAGATGGATCACCTGTTCGCCGTGGTCCGCTCGTGGTCGGCGGAGGGATCGAGCCGACTGATGTGGAACGAACGCATTCTTTCATTCACCGACATCGACGTGTTGCAGGAACGCTTCGAGGTTCACCCGAGCCTCGTGTTTCTCGACGCCGGCTATGCGACCTACGACGTCTATCGCGAGTGCTCCAAGCGAGGATGGGTGGCGCTCATCGGCGACCGCCGCCCGGTCTATGCGCACAAGGGGCGCGATGGCAAAACCGTCCAGCGGTTCTATTCGCCCCGGCGCAAGGTGGTGCTGTCGCATCGCCAACATTGCCACGTCCATTACTGGAGCAACCTCAACATCAAGGACACGCTGGCCCGCCTGCGTCGCAATCAGGATCCAGCCCAGGGGCCGACATGGGAAGTGCCGGACGACATCGACGATGACTATCTCGCCCAGATGGAAAGCGAGCAGCGCATCAAGGAAAAGGGCCAGTGGATGTGGAAGCAGATCGGATCACGTAGCAACCACTTCTTCGACTGCGAGGCGGAACAGGCCGCCGCCGCGACCATGCTCAAGATCGTAGGACGGGAGTCTATTGCAGCCGCGCTCGTTGACAGCGCGGACGGGGAGCAATGAAAACCATCACTATCCTCCGCTTCCTCACCTTCCTCGGTTCCGGACTCACCACGATTGCCGCGCTTGATCTCACTGGCATTGCCAACCTGCTGGACCCGGGCAGGGCGCAATACCTGCTCATCGCCGGACCCGCCGCACTCGCGGTGAAAGAGCTGGTCGTCGTGCTTGGCGATCTCTTCGACGACGGCAAGCCCAACAAATCGTTCAAGATCGGGTTGTTCTGCTTCGCCATGGCATTGCTGACATTGCCGCTTCTCTCGTCCTGCACCGCACTGCCCGGAGTCACCGGTGAATTCATCAGCAAGGACGGGCGCATCCGGGTTCATCCGGACGGTCGTGTCGAGATTGTGGTTGAACCCCGCACCTCCAAGTAAGCCATGCCTGCCGAAACATTCAGTGAGTGGTTCACAGCCCAGGGGTTCCGCCACTTCGGCGCGGGCGAGTTCGAATACTACTTTGCTCGCGAGCGCAATGGCGTGAAGAACAACCCGCCGCCGAAGCGGTTGTGGAAGAACATCGTGCCCGCGCTCCGCATTGTGGACGAGCTTCGTGCCTCTTTCGGTAAGCCATGCCGCATCCTGAGTTCCTACCGTGCCCCGGCATACAACAAGGCAGTCGGCGGCGCTCCGCTCAGCCAGCATCTTGAGTTCACCGCACTGGACATCACCATCGACGGCATCAGCTCGCAGCGAGTCTATGACCGGCTCATCGAATGGCGCAAGGCGGGCAAATTCACCGGAGGTCTCGGCCTCTATCCATCGTCCGGTTTCGTCCACATCGACACGCGGGGACGCAACGCCACCTGGAAAGGAAAGTGAGCCGGTGATGCCCAGAACGGATCATGGCGTTCAAGGCCCTACGCACAGATGGGATACACATATTCCCCCAGCCGTGGGAGCAACTCACGGGGATAGATAACTCGTTTGCATCATTTTTCAAGCCGTCTTTCCGTTGACACCCATTGCCGTTCATGGCGCGCGGACTCTTCATCACCGGATTCACGATTTCCGAAGTGCTCGCCATCCAGCAGCGGGCGAAGCAATTCCTGATCGAAGGGAAAACCCTCATGACCTGGAACGAGGCGGGAAGCTCCGCCACCAAGCAGTTCACGATGCCCGTCGATGAGGTGCTTGAGGAATGCGGCCACGCGCTCCGCGTGCTCGATCCTGTCACCTACGGCAAACCCCGTATCGCCGCTGCTTCCTTCATCTCCGGCTATCTCCCAAAATGAACCGCCTCAAGCACATTGCGCACCTGCTCTTGCCACCGATTTTCGTGCCGAAGGCATGGGGCTCACCATACGAATCGGTAAACTGGTCTCCTCGTCGCGGGAGTGTGCCGGGCGCGTCACCAACCGACGCCCGCAACGAACTTACGCCGGGTGTCCGCACCGAGTTGGTTCGCAAATCGCGATACATGCACAAGAACAGCGGGTTCGTCCGCGAGCTTGTCGCCAACATGGCGATCTACTCGACTGGTGACGGCATCCGCGTCCAGGCGCAATCGCCCGATCCTCAGTGGAACCGGACAGCGGAAGCCTATTTCGCGATGTGGTCGCCCCGTTGTGAGGTGACGCGGCGGTTTTCGTTCGAGGAATGCCAGGCGCTCGTTTGTCGCGGCATGGACATCGACGGCGAGTATTTCATCCACAAGACCCGCGACACCCAAGGCGAACCACGAATCCAGTTGATCGAATCCCACCGCGTAGGCGACCAGTTCGGTTCACAAGAAACCATCGACGGAGTCGGCCTCGATGCGTGGGGCGCACCGGTTTTTTACCGGACGTTGGAAGACAACAGCAAACACCGGGATCTCCCCGCCCCGTCGGTTCTCCATATCCACGAACCCGAGTGGGCCGGTGGTGTCCGGTCTCACCCGACAATCCAGCATTCGATCAATCATGTGCTCGATGAAATGGAATTGCTCGCTCTGGAAAAGCACGCGGTCAAAGACAATGCGGACGTGGCTCGCATCCTCAAGACGGCTCGCGGGGAAATCGACGACAACGGTGACTTCGTGGTCGGTGGCGCGGCGACTGGCAGTGAGTCCAGCGACCCGGTTTCGCTGCAACGCATCGTCGGCGGCAAACTGGTGGCTCTCAGACCCGACGAGTCTCTCGACAGCTTTCAATCGAATCGACCATCACCCACGTTCACCGGTTTTCTGGAACACCTGCGGCGTGATTCCGCGCTCGGGATGATTCCCTTCGAGTTCGCGGCTGATTCCAGCAAGATCGGCGGAGCGGGTGTTAGATTGATCGTAGCTAAAGCGGATCGTCGCTTCTCATTCCGCCAGATGATTCTCGAAAGCCGACTCATCAAACCGGTCTGGGCCTATGTGATCGGCGATGCCATTGCCCGCGGCTTTCTGCCACCGGTCGATGGCTGGTGGAAGATCTGCACGGTCCCGCCGAAACGCGTCACGGTCGATGCGGGTCGCGAAGCCCAACAAAATCGTGCCGACGTGGAAATGGGACTGAAAACCCTATCCGATCACTTCAACGAACAAGGGGCCGACTTCGGCGAGGAAATCGAACGCCGCGCCAGCGATGCCAAACTCATCCTGGATACAGCGGCGAAATACGGCGTGCCGGTGGACATGCTCTGGAAACCTAATGGCATGCCCGTCACTCTGCCGGAGCCGGAAGAGCCCCCGCCTGGCCGTTGACACCGGATTCCGGGCGTGAACCCGGTAATCCAACATCGCGAGTGGTTGATCCATCCTGACGCCCTGCAATCCATGGCCGCATCCCTGCGGGGGCTGGCGGATCGCGGCGGAATGCTTCCCAAACAGGCAGCCGAAAGCCCGCTGCTTTCCATTGATGATGGCATCGGCGTGGTTGCCATCGAAGGGCCGATCCTTCGCAAGCCCGACCTCTTCGCCCGGATCTTCTTCGGTGCCACCAGCTCCGAAGACATCGGCGAGGCTTTGCGCGAAGCGGGCGAGCGCGACGACATCAAGGCGGTGTTCCTCAACATCGACTCACCTGGCGGCACCGTGGCCGGCACTCCGGAACTCGCGGCGGCGGTGAAGGCTTTGAATGGAAGCAAGCCCGTCTATGCGTTCTCTTCCGGCCTGATGTGTTCGGCGGCCTATTGGATCGCCAGCCAGGCACGCGCCATTTACGCCACACCATCAGCCCAAGTCGGATCCATCGGCGTGGTGCAGGCGGTCATCGACAACACCGTTGCGCTCGACAAGGCGGGCCTCAAAGTGGAGGTGTTCTCCGTCGGCAAATACAAAGCGATGGGTGCGCCTGGCACTCCGCTAACAGACGACCAGCGCGAGTTGATTCAATCGAACCTCGCCGAGATCGCGGCCGAGTTTCATGACGCGGTTCTTTCTCGTGGCCGTGCGATCCCTGCCGAGGCCATGGAAGGCCAGACCTTCAGCGGGAAGCAGGCCCAACGCCACAACCTTGCGGGCATGGTTCCGGACCGTGCCGACGCAATGCGCCGCCTGCGCGTCTATCACGCCGCTTCGGTTGACACGGCATCACGGTCGATGAAAAGCATCGAAGACGAACTCGCCGAAGCCCGCACACAGGTCACCAACCTGCAGCGGGACCACCTAGCCCAAACCGATCTACTCAACGAAGCCTCGACCAGTGTCGATTCGCTTCGTGGCGAAGTCGAACTGCTTTCCGCTGAAATCGACACGCTCAAAGCGGAGCGCGATGACGCGAAGAGCCAAGCCTCCAATCTCATCACCGAGCGGGATGCAGCAAAGGTGCAGGTCACCTCGATGCAATCCCGCATCACCGAGCTTGAGGCATCGCAGTCCGACTTCGATCGCAAGTTGCAACTCGATGTTGCCCGCGTCGTCGCATCAACCGGCACTACGATGCCCGCTCAAGTGACGCCTGCCGGAGATGCCTCCCAGGCTGCGGATCTCCACGCGCGTTTTGCAGCCATCACCGATCCGGCTGAACAAACCGTCTTCTGGCGCAAGCTCACTCCCGAACAACAAGCCCTCATCCTCAAACACCAAGCCTGATAACACGCCATGTCCAACACACTCACCAACGTCAAAGACATCAAGGTCGCCCAACGGGCGCTCATGCCCTTCATGTCGAACCTTCTGCCGGTCACGGCGTTTTCCACCGACTTCAGTCCGATGCCGGCCGAAAAACTCGATACCGTTCGCGTTCCGCTCGTCGGCGCGCCCAGCGTGTCGAGCGACTTCGCAGGCGACTACTCGGCCAATGCCGATTCCACGGTCACCGTGGTTCCGGTCACGCTCAACCGCCACAAATACAAGACCGTCCACGTAACCGCAAAGGAATCCGCCGAGACCGCGCTCAGTGTGCTCGAAACCCTGGTGGAAGCCGCCGCCCAGCAACTCGCCCAGGACGTGCTGGTGGACATCTTCAGTTGCATCACGCTCGCCAACTTCGGTGGTCCCAGCATCGCCGCGCTCGCTGCTACCGCCTTCGACTACAAGAAGGTACTCGAAATCCGCCAGAAGTGCGGCGAGGCCAAGATGCCGCCTAACCCGCGCTCGCTGGTGCTCGATGCCGGCTACTACACCAACATGCTCGCAGACGACATCGTGGCCAAGAGTTTCAACCTGAACCTCAACGCCCCGGCTGTCACCGAAGGCATGGTCAAGCGGCTTGCCGGTTTCAACCTCCACGAGACGTCCCTCATCCCATCGGATCACGCGGAAAAACTCGTTGGTTTCGCCGCCCACTCCAGCGCCGTCGCGGTGGCCATGCGCTACCTTCAACCGGTGGCTGACTACCAGCAAGCCGGTGCCGTAACCGATCCCACCACGGGCATGACCTTCGGCTACCTGCGCTTCACCGACACCCGCGCCAACAAGATCTTCGTCACCCTCGAATGTCTTTACGGCTTCGCCCCGGCGAAAACCGACGCCCTCAAGCGCATCGTCAAACCATAAGCTTCTTTGGAGTTCGATTGGCATCCATCACCCTCTCTCGGGAAACCGGGAGGGGGTGTTTTGTTTGGAGTAGCGAGAAAAGGTGCTTCAGCCTTGCCCAGAGCATTCTGAGTTTGCTAGAGCTAATTCAACCTTTCTTCAGGAAAACTATGGCTGCCCGTTATGAATTCACCTGTGATCGTTGCGGCTTCAGCGTTGAAGCATGGGACGATGGAAATCCTTACATTGAATATCCTAAAGGAAAACGACATCATTTTTACCACCCAGGGGAAGACGAGCAGATCAAAGAGATCACACGAACCATTGTCGGGCACGAACCAACAAGACAGGAATGCGACAATATTCTGAAGAAGTATGGAGGTAACGAATCTGATTTTATTTGCCGATCATGCTTGAAGATTGATCAGTATGACGAAAGCAAAGACCCTCTCGTATGCAAACATTGTGGCGGAGAGTCTATTGAAAGGACTTTTGATCTCGCCGGAAAGAAGTGCCTCAAATGTGACGGCATATTTTCCGAAGGTGAGTTCACCGCAATCTCTTAACATTTCAGAGGTTCCAGCCGATTGACACGCCGCTCGGTGCGTGAACGCGATCCAAGCAGCTGCAGCAGAGGCATTCGTTGAAATCCTGCGTGACGCGGGCGTGCCGGTGACCATCGGTGACAGGGAGTATCAGGCGATGGTCTCGCCAAGTGGTCTTGCCGTCGATCTTGAGGAAGGCGGCTTCACCCAGGACGGCGCACTCACGGTGAGGTTGCTCGTGGCCCATCTGCCAACTCTACCGCCTGCCCACAACGAAACGATCCTCATCGGCGGCGAGCGCCACAAGATCGAGGAAATCATCCGCAAACCCGGCGCAGGCATCATCGAATACCGGGTGGCCCGCCGCTGAAAATAACCGCCATGAACCAAGCCATCGAAGATTATCTAGCAGCCCTGATTGGAACTGCGGACATCCAACCGCCCCCCGAGATTTTCACCGGCACCTCCGCTGCGATCCGCCCGCCCGAATCCCATGCCGTGCTCGTCACTGCCGACGAGATTGAGAACGTGGTCGGTCCGCTGCACCGCGCCAAAATCAAGATCATGGTTTCTTCTCCCACCGATGACCGCGCCGCCCATTCCGCCATCGCCCAGGCGATCCGTCCCTTGCTCACGGGCAGCCTTCCCGCAGCCACCGGGTTCCATGCGGCGGGATTCAAAGCGGGTGCCTTCACCACCGGAGTCTCGGACGACAACCGCTGGGTCACTTCGCTGGACGGCATCCTCGGTATCGAATGGACCGGCGGTTGACACCGGACACCGGGCGTCATGCCTGCCACGTTCGGAGTCCAGAACACCTTCGGTTTGTCGCCCGCCAGCGGCCACGCGCACGAGTCATCCGATGACGCGTCCATCGAAGTGGCCACGCTGCGTGACGAGAACGGCGTCACCGTGGTCGCCAAGCCGAAGAAGATGGTGACACGCAACATTTCGCTATCCGGCAAGGGGCTGCCGAACTTCGCCGACGTGGCGGCCGGTGCCATCACCGCAGGGACCGCGTTTGTCACCTCGGTCAAGCAGTCCGAGAGCAATGACGACTTCCCAGGATTCGAGATCCAGGCGGTCGCCTATCAGGACAACTAAGCCTCACCCAAACCATGCCCGCTGCATTCAACGAAATCGGAATCGGCTCCATCACCGCCTCGCTGGTCGAGTCGCTCGATGTGGAGAAGAAGATCGATCACAAGGTCATCAAGACTTCCGTGGGCGGCTTCGCGCAGGGCCACCGCCACGACCCGATGTTCGAGTTCAGCGTCAAAGGTCGCGGCAGCGCGAGTGCCACATTGCTTGGAGGCAGCGGCTCCACCTACGCGCCCAGCCAGATCAGCGGCGGCGTGACCATTCTCACCAGCGTCAAGAACTCCGAGAGCAACGAGGACTTCAATTCGTTCGAGGTCGCCGGGGTCAACTATCCGGGCGCGGGAGCACAGGTCTAACAATCACCCACATGAAACAAGGAGATACCATCACCGTCGTCAGGGATCAGGACATCAAACCGTCCGAGAGCCGCAACACCCGCCTGATTGCCGCCGCCATTGCCAGCGGGGCCGTCTTCGCCTCCGAGAGCGCGTTTCTGGACGCAGTCGAGGAAACTGCCAACGGTCCGCGCCGCACCGTCACCTGGTTGATGGACGGTGCGCGCAAGATCGAGTTCGAGCCGCTTGCCGAAGCCGAGCAAATCGACATGGCCGAGTTCCGCCGCCGCTTCGAGTCGCTGGCATGGTGCGAGGGCAACCCGAACCATCCCATCGCCTACATGCGGGCCATGACCGAGCACTACAACCGTCTGCTCGACAAGATCAAGACGATGCGCCCGATGCTGCTCATTCGCAAAGGCAAGCGCTTCGCCATCGTCCCGAGCGGATCGGACGCCGCCAGCACGGCACAGCGTGAACACATCCTCGCCGAGTTCTAACACCATGAAGGCGCTGTCCATACTGCTTGCCATCACCACGGCGTCTATCCTCGGCGCGTCCGCCGGTCAGGTGAAACTGGCATGGAATCCGAGTAAAGGTGCCCAGCCGATCACCTACCGGATCTGGCGCGGCATCGAGCAAATCGCCGAGGTGAGCGAAACCACCGCCACGGTCACGCTTCCTGACACGCCGGTCACCCTGACCGTATCCGCCCACAACGAGTTCGGCAACTCACCGCACTCCGCGCCACTCCACCTTGTTGCGCTGAGGGTCCAGGAAAGCACCAACCTGCGTGCGTGGTGGTATGTGAAAACGATCTATCAGGAAAAGGAAACCGCCGCCTTTTACCGATTGGAAATCATCCCATGAACGACCGAGAACAATTACTTTCCGCCGCGATGGTGGAGCCGAGTGAAGTGGAGATCCTTGGCCTCAGACTGCGTCCGTTCACGTATGGCACGATGCTGCTCGCCCACATGCTCGACCTGCCGCTGGTGCGTGGCGCGGAAGTGGAGGATTTTTCCGAAGCCGACATCCACCGCCAGATTTCCACGTTCGCATGGATGCAATCGGTAGCGCCCGGCGAAGTGACCAAAGCCATCCGTGACAAGACGGTGGAGACGCAGGCATTGGAATTCGCCATGTTGCAAATGACCCCATCGCGCATTGAGGGCATCATGGATCATCTGGCAATGGTCGCCGCCATGGTCCAGGCCGCCACGGTGCGGGCCGAAAGCCGCCACAAGGGAAGTGAGGAAGACGCGCCGGGAAAGTCCTGAGCCCGCACTGGCTGGCGAGTGTCACCTACACGCTGGCCAGGGACACGGGTTGGAGCGAGGAATTCATCCTGTGGCAAATGCCGCTGGCCCGCGCCATGCAATACTATCACTGTGCGTTGCAGGCGGCCGGGTTGTGGACGCTCGAACCACCGGACCCGCAGACCGCACATGAGCTGGTATCAGCAGACCTGCTAGCCCACATCGACGCACTGGTTGACGAGGAGGGCGTGGATGATGAATGATTCGATGGAGCTGAGGCTGGATACAGGAGAATTCCGCGACGCCATGGTGAGGCTGCGGCAGTTCTCCAAGCGCGAGGGCAAGGTGTTCGTTGAAGAACAGGTTCGGGGATTCATCCGCAACCTGCTGGATGTCACCCCGCCGAACCGTGGATCACGTCGCGGTGTGGCGGCGAAGAAGGCGGGTGAAGCGGCGATTGCCTCCGACATCCGCGCGGTTTTCCGCGGGGTTACCAACGAAAACAGGGTCGAGGTGAAAAGCATTTCCGAAATGGAACAGGTGCTCAAATCGAGGCGCAAAAATGGCTCCATGCGGGTGACGTCCGGCACGGGCAGGATACGCGCTCAGAGCGCCATGATTCGCGAATTGATCAAGATGCGCAAAGGCCGGGTCGGCAAACTCGCGTCGGCATGGGTGAGCGCCGCCCGCGGGCTCGGTAAGATCCGTGTTCCTGCGTGGATTGCCCGACACAGTGAACCCGGCCATACCCGCTTTGCTTACTCTGAGGACAGGGTTAGCGCAGCCGTTGTCAATGCCGTCGAGTGGGCATCCAACGTGGACGGAATCACCCGCCGCGTGCGCGCCGCGCTGCAAATGCAGACGAGGGCGATGGAACGCCGGCTCGAATTCTTCATCAATCAAGCCGGGAAGCGCAGTCGATTCTAAACGCACAACACTCCATGGCCAAACTCACTGCATTCCTCACGCTCAACGCTCAGGCGTTCAATCAGGCGCTCAAGAGTTCGCAATCCTCGGTCAAGGGGATGGAGGGACAATTGCGGGCGAGCTCCGGCAAGATGTCGTCGGCATTCAGCACCATCAGCCGCGCCGCCAAGGTGGGATTTGCGACGGTGGCCGCCAATGCCACGGCAGCTTTTGCAGCAGTCGCCGCTTCGATGAAATCCGCACTCGATGAAGGCGGGCGCATTTCGGATGTGATGGCGCAAACCGGCGCGAGTGGTCGCAACCTCGTCGTTCTGGAGCAGGCATTCAAAAACGCCGGATTGGAAAGCGGGAAAGTGGCCACTTCGCTGGGCAAGATGCAGAAAACCATCGTGCAGGCGTCGGAAGGCGGGGCCGCAGCAGCAGCGACGTTTGGCAAGCTCGGGCTGGCGGCATCAGACCTTGTGGGGCTCGACGCCGTGGAATCTTTCCGCCGCATTTCAGAGGCGATTGCCGCGCTTCCCAGCCCAACCCAGAGAGCGGCCGCGGCCATGGAGGTTTTCGGTCGCAGCGGGGCAAGCCTAATGGCGGTGATTGATGACCCGAGCGCGTGGAACAGCGCGGCCGACCTTGCGGGGAGCTATGGCGACATCATCGGTGAGAACGCAGTGCGATTTGATGCTGTGAGTGACGCGATGGGCAATATGGGAATCATCATGAAAACCATCGGCGCTGTGGCAGCCGAGGCGATGCTGCCGCGCTTGGAAAAGATGATGGATCTGCTGCCCGAACTGGCACGGGGCCTCAGCCTGATTGACTGGAGCAATCCGTTCAACACCGACGTGGACCCGGAAGCCGCCCGCCGCCAAGCGGAGCAATGGGCGAAGGATGATCCCAACGCCGGCCGCAGCCGCACGGAAGACGAAGCCGCCGCGCTTGCCCGCAAGAACGAAGCGTTCTGGGCAGGCAAGGAGGCGGAGAAGCAGGAAGCCATTGCCGCCGCAGAAGAAAAGGCACGCATCGAGGCGGAAAAGAAAGCCGAAGCTGATCGCAAGAAGGCCGAGGAAACCGCCAAGACCCGCGCTGCCGCACTGGACTCCTACAAGCTCGAAGCGGCGATCATCCAGGCGCGCATCGAGGGCAATGATGAAATGCTCACCAAACTCGAACGTGAAAAACGCATCCGCGAGGAAATGGCAGGGCTCGTGCAGGCGGGGTTCACCGACGAGGAAGCACGCAAAGGGGCCACGCTCATGGTGGACAAGCAGGCTCAGGCGGATGCCACTGAAAAAGCGCGGCGCGGCAGTGTGAGTTCAAACGCCAACCAGCTCGGTGGCTTCGCCCAATCCATGAACCTGCTCTTCGGCCGCAGCGCGAACGCCGGGTTGCTGGAAGAAAACAAACGCCAGACGGAATGGCTGCGCAAAATCCACGACAACACCAATCCCGACAAACGTCCCAAAACCAACCCTGACGTCGTCTTCGCATGAGCACCACCAATGACATCATCCTCGAAGGAGCCAGCGGCGGGCGCGATGACAACCGCGTCTGTTCGTTCACCGTGCCGTATCTGGCAAAGAACATCGGCGAACTGCTCACTGTCGGCAGGGGAGCATATCATGGACTCATGGAAACCGGCCGCGCGTGGCAGGCGATTGATGACGGCAGCGGTGGCTACATCGTCACCGTCCAATACAAGGGCTACACCGACGACGAGGAACCCGATCCCGAGGAAACCGAACAATGGAGCCTCGACTTCGATTTCGCGGAAGAGCCCATCGAGTCGCATCCCAAGATCGCCGACATAAAGGCAAAGTATGGGGCCTATTACGAGGAGTCGGGCGGGCCGTTGCGGTTTTCCGAGACAATGCCAAAAGGTGCCAAATCATCGTCGGGCCTCGGCGGCAAGGGCAAGCTCAAGGCGGGCGACCGCAACCCGATGCACGGTGTTTCGACTTATGCCGTGATGACCGCCCGTGTCACCCGCGTCTGGTCGTCGCGCAACATCCCGGCCAACGCGGTCAACGACATCGGCCGGGTGTATGAAAACATCCCCGACGCACCCAACGGCATCAACAAGATCGACTTCGGCGACCGCAACTGGATGGCGATGCCGCCCAAGATCGCCCAGAACGGCGACGTGTGGCGCATTCAGAACGAATGGATGCTCTCGGCCGTCGGTGGCTGGGTCGAGGAAGTCTATGAAAAGGCCTCAAAACAATGACCGCGCGCGAACTCAAGGTGAGGAAGGGGGAAAAGGTGCGCGACGCATGGGAACGTCTCGTGCGCTGGGTCGAGTCGCTCAAGATCGTGCCCGACAAGGACATCGACGTGCGCGTCACACCCCACGGCACGATAGTTCGTGTGCGCCACGACCGGCTTTACCGGCATCCGTTCCGCGTGATGGTCGGCGGGCAGGAGGCCGTCATCACCGCAGGCACCGTGAATGGCATCGTGCCGGTGGTGAGTGAAAGCGGATCCAAGCGGCGCATCGACAACCGCGACAAGGACGGGGCACGCGAAACCGAAAAGGAAGCGCCACGGCTCAAGCTCGACCTCGGCAAGGCATCCAAAGACGGGCGGATCTTCATTTCGCTGCGGGTAAAGCCGTCCGTTTCCGCCGGCATCGCGGGCGTGATCACCAACAAGGCTGGCGAGGACACCAGCGAAGACATCGGGATCGTGCAAACCGACAGCGCCAAAGGACCGCTCGACGGACACGGTTACTATCCACTGGCAATGCTCCATCTAACTAAAGACCGCAGCGGCGTGGAGCAGGTGTTCCAGATCGTCCATCACAACATCCGCTATGCATTCCAAGAACGGAATCCAAGCGAGGGCGAGTTGAAGGAAAATCCTGAACTCAAGTCCGTCGGTCGCCACTTGTTTTTTCCGACATGAAACCCGTCACGAAAACCAAACTGCCGGTGCTGCGCCATCAGACGTGGAACGCAATGATTGATGAAATCACGCGGAGGCTGCCGATCAAGTTTGTGCGCATGGGCCAGAAGTGGGCGCATCCGTGGAGCATTGTTCCCTCATGGGACATGGAGCGGGAAGCATGGCTGCTGCGGATCAAACCCGGCTTCATCAACGGGCTGGATGCAGAGATCGACCTGCCCGCTGAGATCGCGCCGACAAGATCGTTAGATCGAATCAAGGACACCAGCGGCAAAAAACCCGAAGGAAAGGAAAGCGTGACAGCACGTCTCACTGAATTCCCCGACATCCCGGTGGGCAACAACACGCGCCTCATCGGCAAAGGAGCAAATGCCGAATCGTTTTCCGTGACGCCCGACGGCATGCCCGTGTTTCAGTTCGAGGCCGTGCCGGAAATGTTCCTCACCATGGGCGTGAAGCCGGAATCCGCCAACTTCATCGGCAACCTCAACACGGGCATCCAGATCGTCGAAACGCCCGACGATGATCCAGGCGAGGCATCCATCCTGCGGGCGTGCGACGTGGCGCTCTATCTCGACCGTCCCTCAGCCAAGCTCGACCTCATGCGCGGCGTGGGGGCACTCGATTCGTTCAACGCGGTGATGACCATCATCTACAACCGCAGCACTCCCGCCCGCGAACACCCGTGGCTCGACATCACGCCGAAATACCGCCCGCGGGTGGACATCGACCTTGGCGACTTCCTCCAGGAATCCACCGATCCCGAGTTCGACACGCTCAAGATCGGCACCGTCTATTTCCTCTCGCCGCCGGGTGCCTCGCCAGACGATCCCATGGACGAGACATGGAACGCGTTTCCGAAGCACGATCAGTTCTGGAACCTGGTCCATGCGCCGCAGCGCATCCATGATCCGACACCCATCGAACCGATCCGACTGCAAACGGGATTGGCGGGAGGTCTGGCAGACATGATCTTTGCGGACCTGCTCGCCATGAACAACGACGCGTTTCTTTCCGCCGCGCAAATCCTTCGCAATCGCAACCTCGCAGGAAGATTTTGGAGCTTATGAGTGAATCCACCGACAGCAAAGACGGCTACGGCCTCGACAAACAGGCGCGTCTGAATGCCAAGCGTCTCGGCAAGGACGAGGAGGAAGCATCGCAGGCGGCCCCGCTCGATCCGCCGTTCCCTTATCTAATGGTGGCATTCGACGCGGAGTTTTTCGGGCTGTGAGTTGACGCGGGACTCAGGGCGAAATGCAAGCCCTGGTCTTTGCCGACATCACCAACCGCAGATTGAGTTCCACCATCGGCGGCAGCGCCTTGAATCTGCCCGCGCTTGTCCAGGGGGATTCGGTGCGACTCGGCCTGCGGTTGACTGAAACCATCGAAGGCGCAACCAGCGAAGTGCGCCGTGAGGTCGTTTATGCGCGGGCCTCGCTTGGATTTGTGGATGCACGGCCGACCGGTGGCTTCTTCGTCCTGCGCCTCGGCAATGGTCCCTACGTCGAGAACGTGAACCAAACGCCGCCGATTTCCCATGATGCGAGCGCCGACACACTGAAATCCGCTCTGCTGGCCCTCAGTCTCGATCAACTTGCCGTGGCCAAGCAGGACGGTTCGTGGCTCATCAGCCGCAATGGCGAACAACTCTCACTCGGCGGCGCACCATTCCCGGGCCTCGCCTCCGAACTCAAGCCGCTGTCCTTTGTGCGCGTCCGCGAGCAGACGATCAACGGTTCCCGCCGATACGAGGTTCGGCTGATTCAGGCCCCTCTGGCATCGACCGCCTCGTTTGATTTGCTGGTGCCGCCTGCGCCATTGGTCACGCGTGTCCAGGAAGGCGGAAGTTCGGCCACCACCGTCTGGCCCGAAATCCAGTCCCTGCGCATCCAGCCGACGTTTGGTGGCACCTATCAGATCCGGCGGGGCTACAAAAAGACCGGCGAGCTCTCGGTGGAGGATGGACCCGAGGAAATCCAGACCGCATTACAGGCGCTTGCCGACGAGGATGGATCGTTCACGGTCACCAATCCCATCACCAACACCGCGCATATCACCTTTGGCGGTTCGATGGCCGGCATCCCCCAAGACCTATTGGAAATCGCCGTGTTCGCCGCACCCGAAGGCGACCCGACGATCACGCTCAACCTCAACACCGCCGAACTGGCCGCCGCGCTTCGTGCCTCGGATGACATCCGCCCGACGCTTGAAATCGAACTGACCGTCCGCGACGAAAACGACCCGGCCAAGCTGCATGTGCTCACGCCATTCCGCTCGCCAATCACAGTGGTCCGCGAGTTGAACTGGGAGGGACTCGAAACCGCAGCTAACATCGACTGGCTGCGCCCGCCCTACGGCAGAAGTTATGTCCCGTTCACTCCCGACCAGATCATCACCGGCTCGCAGCATCATGTCAGCGTGATCGGCGACGGCGGCAATCAGGAGTTCACGATTTCACACAACCTCGGCACCCGCGACCTGCATGTCACGCTGCGCAACAACGGCGGCGACCTGGCCATCATTCAACCAGAGTCCGTCACGCTCGACAGCGATGATGACCTCACCATCACGCTTGCCGATGTGGCCGACCTCAACGGCATCGTGGTCACGATTTCCACCGCAGGCCCGGTGAGCGCGTTCCAAGAGCACGGACACACCATCGCTCAGATTGAGGGCTTGCAAACCGTGCTCGATGACCTCGGCGGACGTGTGGAAGGCCTCGAAGCCTTCATCCCTTCCTCGTCGTTCTCGGTGAGCAGCACCCAACAAACGATCATCGCCGCGTGGGAACTGCCTGAGATTTTTGAGGTGTTTCCAACACGCGCCAAGATCGAGGCCAAGGACGTTCCTTCGATCAAGCCCGCCGACCTGCCGCGTGAGGGTGGATTGCTGCCTGCCGTCTATACCGGCGACCTGATCCGCGACTATGTGGTGACGACCAACGAATTGTGGACCGGAACAAATCCTGAAGACTTCGGCCCGCTCAGGTATTGGAGTGACATTGACGGTTGGCATGTCTGGCACGGAGAACTCAACGGCTACGACGAAGTGACTGGCGACCTCATCTATGGCACCGTGCTGAGGAAAAGCCCGAACGCGAATGACAGCAGATGGGTGCTCATCGTTCAGAGCGAGGGCGGTCCTTCCGTGCTCTACTTGGGGCCTTGGCAGGAACCGCTGCCGGATTCGCCGCCGATCACCGGATGGCCGCCATCGATGGCCTTGGCATACACGCCGCTGGCCTTTCCGGATTACAATGGCGAGCTGCCATCTTTATCGCAAGCCGGTGCCATCTACGGTCATTACAACACCGCCGTCGATCTGATCCTGCCAGGATACCTCGGCCGCAGGTCCACCAAGCTCAAGGCACCCGCCACCTACACATACGACGGGCGCGGGTTCTATCAGGTGGGGCAGATGAACGAGAACGAGCTGGTGTTCTATCCGAAGGATTTCGAGCGCGAGCTGTTCCGCATCCACGTCAACGGCAAGCAGCTTCGACTCGGCAAGTCGCTGCGACTCGACTTTTCGTTTGTCGCGGCCGTCTTCAAATCCAACACGTCCGTCCAGTGGGGCGTGGTCATCGACATCGGCCTGCCATCGGCGAATCCCGCGAGTCCAAGCAACATCTATGATGTCACGTTCCTGCCGCCATCGCTCGATCACGCGTTCATGCTCACTGCGGTCCCGTCATCACATAACTTCGGCCTGCGTGTGACGAGGAAGCTGGTCGATGCCGTGGAAACCTTCGCGGTGGACCGTGTCATCTATGGGGCACTCGAAGCCAGTGGCTCGGCACTCAACAGCGCGAACTTCATCGTGCGTGGCCGACTGGTCCGCTTCGACACCGACAATCACCAGACTGATCCACGCGGCCTCGTCGCGTTTCACGGACTTAAAGCCACCCTCGTTGAAGGCGGTGACGAATCGGAATTCGGCAAAGCAACCATCCAATAACCATGGCCATCCCTGTCATCAGCAACACGACCTCGATCCTCGGCTATCGCCGCAAACAGCCCTTCGCCTACCAGCCGTATGCGAGCGATGCGCCGACATCGTGGACCGCCACCGGACTGCCGCAGGGCGTCACCATCAATGCCGCCAGCGGCTTGATTTCCGGCGCTGCGGATGTAGCGGGCGTTTATGTGGTGAGCCTCAAGGCGACCAACGGGACGGGCAGCTCCGCCGCGCACCTGATTGCGATGGGCATCGAGGACGCGGCAATGAACGACAGTATCGGCGTGGAGTTGAACGTGGATGCGCGCAGCGGCTATGTCGCGGCTTCAGGTCAATCGCAGACCGATCCCGACCAGGCGATCCTCTTCGCCAAACGCGGCGATGTGGTCTTTCTCGACGTGGGCTTTTGGAAGGACGGCGTGTTGCAGGATTTGCCAATCGCCGATTTGAAATTCCAGATGCGCGAGTTCGACGGCGAAACCGTGCTGGTGAGTTCAAGCGGCACCATCGAGGATCTCGGCGGCCCGGCTGATCCCCGCTACCGCATCGCGGTGAATTTCACTTCGGACGAACTCGCCGCCGCGCTTGGTGGATACGAGGGCGACTACCGCACCGGCTTTCTCGCCATTGCCGAAGTGCAATGGACGATCATGCACGCGTCGCCTGCCTATCCCGAAGCGGAACTGGCAACCCGCTCATCGCAAACCTTCCGCGTGTTCGTGCAGCGCGACCTCATCCCCAACACCTGATCTGACTCATGGAAGGCATCGGAATGATCTGGCCACTGGCCGCCGCATACGCCCGCAAAGGATGGGCGGTGCGCCGCGCCGGATGGGAAAATCCCTACATTGCGACGGGAGCGGCTCTGGCATCCAACTCGCTGCGCTGGATTGTCTGGCAGAACGCACTCTTTCACACGATCTATCAGGAACGCGGTGACGATTACATCGGCACACGGATCAGCCGCCCGGTTCTCAACACCGATTTCACCGAAGCCGATTTCCGCGCCGACGACTGGACCGTTCTCACCCCGTCCTGTCTCGCTTCCGGTGGCTCCGGCAATCCAGGGCAGCAGGGGTTCCAGCCCTATCCTCAAAACGGCACCGAGTCGCCCTCCGTCGATCCGCAATATCCCAACATCTATTTCGGCACCTGCCCGACGGTTCCGCCCGTCATTTCCAGCGGCGATCCAGGCACCGGAGATTCCCCCAACGAGCAACCACCGACGTTTCCCGCATGGCCGATAGACGAGCCAAATTCGGATCCAGGAAGTTCTCTCCCGCAAGGCCCGCTTCCATCTGGAGGTTTTGGCGGCGGCGGTGGTGGCGGTGGCGGTGGCACTAGCGGGGACCGCAGCCCGCGTGAGCAGCCCAAGCGTCCGGCCGCAGCACCGCTCTCGCTCGTGGTATCCGCCTCCACCCCGGCATGCCACCTCGGGGAAAATGCCACCGAACAACTTATCGTCACCGCGTCCATGGGTGCCGCGCCAAGCGCTCAGGCCAACGGGCTCTACTGGGTGACGGTGACGGTTCAAAATGTTTCGCAACGCCACAACCTCGCGCCTGGAGACAGCCACGCGTTCACCTTCGCCAACATCCCGGGCAAACCCGGCGTGACGCAATTCGTCATCAACGGCACCGCCTACCTTCCTATCAAACGTCTCACCTCCCGGGCCTCGCTGCGCAAGACAATGAACGAAGGATGCGTCGGCTATTATCTCTCGCTGCTGTGCCAGTCGGAGCCATGCCATGAGGGAACCGGGCGCATGACGGTCACAAGTCCTGGTGCCGGCCAGATCTATCAAGGGTGTCCGTCCATCGGCAATGTATTCATTGCCGGAACACTCGAAGCCAACACGCAAATCCAACTCGCTTACTCTGCAGCCGACCCATGCCAATACCATTGCTGCGACAACGCCGTATTCGGCATCCTGCTCAACCGCCACATCGAAGGCGTCTCGCCGGATGCATTCGTGAACCTCGGCTCGGTCAATCTCAACAACGGCTCCGACTGCGGCAACCGCTCCGGTTCCGTCACCGTCACTGCTGCTCATCTCGACGCGCTCGCCGCACCTTGACCCATGATTACAATTCCCGTCGCCACCCTTCACGCCGTCGCTCCGAACAAGCCCGCCGGTTACGTCACCGCATGCCTGGCCGCAGGCACCGTGGAAAACGGCATCCTACACATCGCCCCGGCTGAATTCGCCCGCATTCGCGGCACGTATTCCACCCCGTCGCTCGTTCGGCAGGCCGTGTCGCTCGGCAAGGCGCTGGTCCATGAATGCCGCAGCATCGCCGCCGACGTCGAGCCCGTGACGAACGAAGCCAAGGCCGCCCGCCACGCCATCTGCGCCGAATGCGAGTTCATGATAGCATCCGAAAACCGCTGCTCGAAATGCGGCTGCAATCTGGAGGCCAAGGCCGCCATGCGCTCGCAGTCATGTCCGCTTGGCAAATGGCCGCGCAGTTGACAGCCGCTCATGGCCGTGAAGCTCTACGTCAGCCTGGACCAACTTCAACTGATCGAGGGACCGGGACTCACCAACCCGGTCACCGCCCTGAGGTTCAAGCGCGGGGATGAAAGCAGGCTTGAGGTTGTCTTTCTTGTTGCTGGCAGTCCCGTGACCATCGGCGATCCCGCGCTGCTCGCCATCCAGTTCGGTGCCAAGGAGCGCGGCAAGTTTCACACGTCCTATCTCGTCCACTCTAACGATTGGACCATGCCCGCCACCGGGGCAGAGCCGCCGACCTATGCCTGCGCGGCGAACTTCAACACCACCGAACTCAACTCCGCGATGGGCGTGGGCGGCGACACCGAGTTGTCAGAAATCACCCTC